ATATAAGAAACCATGCCTCCCATATTCATTCTTTGGGTTGGTGCTGATTCTCTACGTGGCATAGGAATTATTCCTCCAGCTGCAAAGTAATTAGGTTTAATTATTCCACCGTTAGATTCATACTGCATTGCAAATCTTCCACTTGAGCCACCGCGACTTTTGCTAGGTGCTAGCGCAGCTGCTGCGTCTGCTGCTGCTTTGGCAGCGGCTTTTATGTTGTAGTTACTATCTTTATTTTGATAAGGGTTAAAAGTTACACCTGCACCAGCGTTTGCTGCTGCAATTGCGTCTGCTGCTGCTATCGCTGCTGTAGTTGCTGCATCTGCTGATTCTGCGGCAGCGTTAGCTGCATCAAGTGCTGCTGCTGCTGCATCTGCTGCTTCCTCTGTTGCTGCTGCTGATGCTTTTTCAGTACTTGATTCATTGCTACCTTCTTCATTACCACCAGGTAGATTTTTTACAGTTGAATACTGTGCCATTTTTAAAAGTATGTCTTTCCAAATTCCATCAAGTTTACTTGCTGCCTCTAGTAATCCTGCAAGTGGGGCTGTACCTTCTGCTGCTGCCTGTGCCGCGGCGTAATAATCAATTCTTGCATTAATAGTATCCCACGCAGCTCTTGTTTTACCAAGAACTTCAATGCTTTCTAATTCCTTATTAATAATTGCTTGTAATTGTGTGTTAGAGTAAACAAGTTTGTCAATTCTTTCTTGTAATGGCTCAATAGAAAATTCTTGAATTCTGTAAATAGAGTCTTCTATATCTCTAATTGAAATAAGCTTGTCTTCTCTTTTTTCTTCAAGGTTGTAAATATCATCTTGTTTACCCTGAATTTTGCTTATTATGTCAAGTCTAAGTACATTATTTTCTAATGCATAGATCTTTTGTGAATTCTCATACTGCTTCTTGTTTATTTGTTCTTGATTTAAACCACTTTGTGGACCAACCAAAGACCCAAGTGCATTTTCTCTTGCTTGCTGTAAAGCATTTGCTTGTCCAGAAGCAAACCTTTCAGCGTTTCCTGCTCTTATTTCTTGCACAGCACGGGCTGCTGAAGATATATCTCCAGATGTTATTGCATCTGCTAAATCAATTTGTTGATTCTGCTGTTCTATAATATCTTTATTAATATCAGAAACCTTCTGTAGGGCTTCTGCTTGATCATCATATTTTTTATTAACCTCTTCTGCAGCATTTGAAATAATTGTTAAATCATTAGACAAACTACTATTTTCGTCTTGAATTTTTTGTATAAGGCGATCACCAAATAATGGGCTAGTCTCTAGTTCACGATTAAGATCACTAACCTCTTCATTTAATTTTTCAATTGGTCTTGAATAGTTTTCCTCGATTGCTCTTTGTCCATCTTGAAGCTCATCGTTAAGTAGTTCTATTGATCTTTGGAAAGGAGCAATTTTATTTTCAAGGTCTGCTATTGTTTTTTCATTCCCCTTAATTGTTATTGCATTTGCTCCTGTGCGAATAAGACCTTCTTGTGCAGCAAATAATTCATCTACAAGTTGTCTTCCCTGTTCTGCTGCCCCTGCAAGATCTCCCTCGTTTAGTTTAACTTGAATATCTATAATCTTTGTTGCTTCAATACTATTGAGATAATCCGCAATATTTTCTGCATCTACCTTTCCATCTTTTAAGTCTTCAATTAAAAACTTTGCAAGTTCTGGATCTCCAAGTACTGCATCAATCTGATCTGTGCTGTATCCAAGGTCTTTCATCTGAGTGACAAGTTTTGGCATCTCCTCATACATCTTAAAGTCTTCATTTGCACGAATTGCTTTATTTAGAACTGCTAGTCGCTCAAGTTCTGTGCTTGCAGTCTTTATGTTTTTAACATATTTTTTCCATTCAGGATCTGATTTTTTAATTGCTCCGCCTGCAATTGCTGCGGCTTGGCCTTGATCTGAAACAACTGATAACGCTTCTGCTGCTGTAAGACCACTACCAATCAACATATTGTAGGCCTTAGTTTGATCTTGTATGTTCTTTATTGTGGTTTCATTAGCAAGGTTAAAATCTCCAAGTGCTTTTTCTTTATATCCCCGATCTACAGCCCTGCCAAATTCTGTTAATCCAGTAATGGTGTCTTTTGATTTTCCCTTGCCTTTTGCAAAGGTAAATAATGCCTTCTTATCTTTAAGTGCTGCTATCTTAGAAAAATCTTCTGCAGACATTGAGTCCACTGCATCTCTTAGGTCTTGTCCAACGTTCATCTTTAAAAGTCTATTTTGTATACCGTCAAAAAGTTTAAAGGCACCCTGTTGTGTTTTTTTATCTCTAAATGCTGCAAGCAATGATTCTACAGGCTTCATTGCATTGAATGCATTATCTCTTACTTGCTTTAATCTCATTGCAAGAGAGTCTAGGAATGCTAGGGGATTATTTTTACTACCGCCATCCTTAGGGCCATTATTTAAACTTGCATTCTTTGACAGTTGAGCTTGTTCTACTGCTTGCATAGTCAATTCAGCAGCAAGACTTGATTTTGCAGAGTTTTTCCCCGCTTCAGTTCCATAGAAATCGGCAACTACACCAGCGCCACCTGCTGCTGCAACTCTTTTTTTAATCTCTGCATCTAATTGACCTTCACTAATTGTTCTTAAAAGTGTAATATACTCTTGTATAGTAGTTTTCTTTGTTTCATCATCAAGATTTTCCCATTGATCCCATAAGGCTAAAAGAGCACCCATATCTTGTGTTTCTGAATTTCCATCTGTATTAATTAAGGCAATTGCTTCTTTGGTAATTGGGTTTTTAATATTTTCAATTGCTGCTAGTTCAACCTGAAGAGCTTTGAGTCTTGCCATTGCATCCTCTTCTTCAAAAAATGCTTCAATATTAAGTTCTTTTCCAGCCATCTTTTGCATAAGTGCAATTGTTGCCATTAACCTGTCTGCCTCTTCAGGATTTTTTGCTGCTATATCTAAAAGAATATCTGTGCCACCTTTTATTTTTTCAAGAGAATTTATTAGTTCAGCAACTTTTCCTGGATCTTTTGTTCTTGCTGTTATATTTAAAAATTTATCGAATTGCTTTTCTTTTCCAGCAAAAGTGTTAAGCAAAGAAACTGCTGTGTTAGTGGGCATTTGTCCACTACCAACAATAGTCTTAATCTTTACCTCGAGTTCTTTGCTTTCTAAGTCTGCTGCAGCATTTAAGAATGAATCAACAAAAGTCCCTTGTCCAGTTGCTTCAGCCTTTGCTTTTACTTGCTCGTTTAGTGAATCAAAAAAAGCAGCCTCTGTTGCGACTCGAAGTTTTGCAACATTAAAATTATCAATTTGATTTTTTAATATATCTTTATTTCCTTGTCTTAATGTTTTAATTCCTTCTAATCTTTTTTTATCTAGTGCAGCAATCTCTATCCCTATATCTTTGCTTTTTTTAGCATCTGTAGTTGCAGCCTTCTTTGCTTCAAGTATTTTTAATTCTTTGTCATATTGAACATCAAGGGAATCTATTTGTGCTTGGTTAAATTCAAGATTTTGAGTACCTGATGCTGCCATTGATGCAGACATTCTTTCTGCATCTGTTTGAGTAAAAGCCTCTTCATAGTTAAATCCTTTACCCGTTGCAGTTCCTTTCATGATTTCTTGAGTAATGTAGCCTACTGGCGTTGCAGTACCCAACGTCCCCAATACGTTCTGTACATTAAGAGCGCTATTTTCACCATCCATCATTTTTTTAAATTCATCGGATGCCTGTTGTGATAATTCCGTTTGAGCACCTATAAGTTTTACTCTTACTTCTAATGGGTTTGTAAGTAAATCTTTTCCTCCTGGGCCAACTAATTCTAAAAGTTGACCACTTATTTTAGATGTAAGGCTTTGATTATTTAAATTAATTCCTATTTGGCTTGCTACGCTATGTGCTTGTTCAGCAGTCATTACTCCATCTGAAATATATCCACCAAGTTGAATTGCCATTTGACTTGCTGCAACATCTGTTCCTGATTTCATATTTTCAGTAAAAGTAGACATAACATCTTTACCAACTTCATTTTGTAAGAAGGTGGATCCGAATTGCTGCTTTCCTCTTTCAAATCCAGTTGTATATCTGTCTGAAACAGATCCTGATCTTTTCCTTGACATAATTTCTGAAGCACCAACTTTTCCAGTTAGTCCTCCAATTGCCTTCATTTTTTCAGTTGTTGAATATGTTGAATCAACTAACTTTGATTGTGCCTCTGCTGCTTTCTTTGCCATCTTGTCTAATATGAAAAGCGATGCAGTTAGGGCAGCAACGGCGACACCTGCAGCAACATATCCGTTTGTCAACATCGGAGCCATACCAGCGACTGCTGAGGCTCCCATTACGGCCATACCAGCATTTTGTTGACCAGCCATCATAAGTCCCATACCAGCAGTTCCAAGAGCCATAGATGCTCCACCAGAGAATTTTCCAACTTTTTCTTGGCGAGCCATTCTATTTTGTTTTGTTTGTGCTCTTTGTGTTTGTTTTTGTTCCTTTAGACCTCGTTTTTGTCCTTCTTTTACTGCAGCATCATAATTTAATGCTTGTTGACGATTAAGTTCTTGGCGGCGTTGGCCTTCGGCAAATCTTTTTCTTGCACTTTCAGTTTGTTGTTTTTGAATTACAGCCTGCTCTTTTTGTCTTGCTGCTTCTACTCTTGCGGCTTTGCCTGCTCCCTGCACTTGCGTTTCTTTAACCTTTATTTCTTGCTTTGCAATCTTACGTAAAATCTTATCAATTTCAGCCTGACTATATCCCTTGTTTCGTAAATCAACTGCTACCTGTCCTTGACGAACGGTAGGGTTAGTTAGTCCTGGAGTTCCTTTATCTCTTCCAGGAAGAACTCTAATACCGCGTGCTACAGCAAACCTTCTTGCTTGAGATGCTGTTAAAATAGACTGTCCTGGTCTTTCAGTTGTAAGTCTATTGTCTCTTAAACTTCCGCTACTTGCTTCTGTACCTGCAGGTTTTGCAGAAGTATTTGTTGTTGTTAATTTTGTTAGTGTTCCAGTTTTTCTATCTAGTTTAAACTCTCCAGGCTTTACAAGAACACTATCTAGGTTAGTTGCAGCAAGATTGATTGGTCTGCTTGGAGTAATTGATGAATCTCCAAGTATTGCACGAACAGCCTTAGCGTTTCTAACATCAGATCCTAATTTAACTCCAGGCATTTTATTACCTTGGGATTTGTGCGCAAATGCTTTTTCTTCTAACTCTGCTGCCTTGGCAACTAGTGCTCTTTCTTCTGGAGTTACTGGATGAAGTCCAGTGGCCATGAACTCTGCTGCTTTTTTATATTCAGGGATAAGTGCTTGTGGCAATCCCAAAGCATTAGAAGATTTGCTATTCCAATTTAAGATTTGATTAAATCTGTCTGAGCCTTTTCCTATATATCTATTAAGGGCGTTGGAGTCATACTGTGCATAACCTGTTTTAAACTTTTGACTATCTCTTCCACCAATGCCAGTATTTCCTACAATATGAGAAAGTTCTGGAGATAATTTTTTAAGAATTTGTTTATCTGAAAACCCTAAAGATTTCATCTCTCTGGCAGCATTACTATTTAAAGCATTTCCTAATTTTTGATTATACGCTTCTAATAACTTCTTTGCCTCTGGTCTAACAACATTAGACAATACTGAAAGACCCCCTCCTGCTTGTTTTCCTGTTGACCTTAAGTCTGTTTCAAAGTGTGAAGGTGCTGCAAATCTTCCAGAGAATCCTCCATTTGCAACATAAGATCCTGCTCTTTCTTTTGCACCCATCCTGTAAAGCATGCTATCTGTTACTTCTTTAGCAGTTCTTGCATATCTTGCTCTACCAGTTGGGTCTGCTCTAAATGATTCTAAATCCTTTTGATGAACATACTTAGTCTCACCATCTACCATTATTGCGGTCATCTTTTGAATTTCATTCAAGAAGCTTGTTTGTCTTGGACGATTAAATGATCTTTCTTCTCCTGATGGAGGAACTAATGCTTTCCCACCGCTCCATGCTGCTTGTACTACTGCTCTTCTTTGTGGGTCAAGGTTTTCTAATGATTTGCCAAATTCTCCTGTAACATTTCTTTTTAAGTCATCTATAAGAGCATTGTTTTGTGTTCCTGCTGGCAAACTAAACTTTCTCAACTGATCTTCAATTAATGAATTTGATGCAACAGGATCTATTCCTGCCATAGCCCTTACAACGCCATCACCTGCTCTTGCATGTACAGGCTGAAGTTTAGACCAATCTGTTTTTGCTCCATCCTTAAGTCTTCCAAACATGTTATTATAAATAACTTGCTCCTCTGGAGTTAAATCAAAAGATTTAATGACTTTTTCTAATCTAGGAATAGCTTTCTTAATTTCTGCTTTAATTGCAGCGTCATACTCCTGTGGAGACATTTTTGCAGCAATACCAGATGTTTCTTGTGCAAAGAACTTCCTTGCTCCGCCTTTAACTCCAAGAAGATTTATCATTGCCTGTTGCTCCATGCTTGGCATAGCCTTAGAAAAATCTCTAAAGCCAGACGCTCTGTCAAATACTCCAGAAGCGCCAGGGTCTGTTAAAACATTTCCAGACAAATTTGATCTTTGTAAATCTTTATCTCCTCTTAGTGTTGAGGCAACTAATTGTTTAACCATGTCAGATTTTGAAAACTTACCACTCATTGTTGCAAATCGTGGATCATATGGGGACTCAATAACAATAAACTTTCTTTGTCCTGTTGGATCTCCTGGGTCTATCATTGTTTTAATATTTTGTTTTGGAGATACTAGCCCATGTACTTCTCTAGCAATCTGTGTAGCCCGAATTTCAGCTAACGCAGTTTTTTCATCTAGAGTTGGTTTTACTACTACAACTTGTCCATTAGGCTTTCTGTATATCCCGCCAACTCCACTTGCAGGAAAACTTCTTCCAGAAAATGATTGAAGTAGTGTTCCAAAATCTGTGGGAGCAGTAGAACCAAATCTTCCATTCTTTACTGATTGAGATATTTTTTCTCGTATTTGTCTAGATTGTGAAGCCTCTGCTGCAGACTTTGGCATTCCAACAAATTTTGCTCCAGATTGTTTCATTGGGTGTTCTGGTCTATATGTTATTCCTTTAGGAATTCTTCCAGCCATAAATCCTGGAACTTTATCTTGGAACATTGCAGAAATAAGTCCTCTATACTTATCAGTAATCTTAGTTGGTATTACCGCTTCTCCTGGAGAAAGCATTGCTGGCTGAATATCTCCTGCTCCCTTTGGACCAGGAACTGTCAATACTCCATCTTTGTACTTTCTTACTGGTGGTAACTTTGATACGGCTCTGCTTGCTCCTTTAGCACCACCTGCAAAAAGTGCTGGATTCTGAGATGCCATAGATCTCATTTGTGTAGTAAGAGAATTATAAGATGCAGTTAATGCGTTTACAGATATTTTTTCAACATTAAATACTTCTATTAATCTTGTATGTGTTTGATGTAACTGTTGAGAAGATGCAGCATTTTCTATCTGCTCTTGGGTCATGTAGTTAAATCCTGCACCCATAACAGATGTCTGTCCATTTAACTTAGAAATTCCGCCTCGTAACATAGCAAAGAATTTAATAACATTTGCAATACCGTTTGCAAGTAATCCAAATGTCATTAAGATTACTGGTCCTATTCCTGCAACTGTAGCAACAATAATTGCAACAATCTTTTTTGTGCCATCACTAAGACTATTAAACTTTTCAAAAATACTACCAAAAAACTTAACTACTGGGGTCAATGCTTCAAGAAATGCTTTTCCCATAGGCATGATGTCTTGTTTGAATTTTTCTACTGCTGCTTGAAATTTTACACCAACAGATTCTTCAATTTTTTTCATTTCTCGTTCAGATAATATTGCTAACTCTTCAACTGATTTTCCTGCTAAGTCAAATGCTCTTGATGCCTGACTACCATCTTTTGTTACATTCTGGAACAATGTAGACAAGCGTGCAAACTGAAACTTACCAAACATTTGTTCAATTGCTTTTGCACGGTTTAATGGATCTAGGGTATCAAGTGCTCTTGCAAACCCTACAACAGTTGCTTTGATATCTCCACTATTGTTTTCTACAATACCACTAATATTAATTCCAAGCCCTGCAAGCATTTTGGATGCTTTCTCTGAAGGGTTAATTAAAGATGCTAAACCAGACTTTAGAGCATTTGCTCCTTCTGATGCGTTGATTCCCCCCTCTTTCATTGCTGTCAAGAAGAAGGCAAGGTCTTCTACATTACCACCAAGTTGCTTTATGACTGGTGCTGCTTTTGGAATTGCAATAGTTAAATCTTCAATAGATAATAAAGTTTGGTTTTCTACTGCGTTAAGAAAATCAATTTTCTTTGAAAGTTCTTCGCTTGAAAGACCAAAGGCGCTCTGTAAAGAAATAGTGGTTTCTAGTGCTTGCTGTTGTTCAACTTGGCCCAGAATTGCTAACTTTGTTGCTGTTTCAACTTGAGTATTTAAGGCTGAACCTGAAAACCCTGCTGCTGCTGCGGTTGCTGCCATTTCTACAGTTTTTGTTACTGAGATACCATACTTAACATATTCGTTTGCTAATGCTCGTATGTTACTTATTGCTACTTCTGTTTCTGCATCGTTTGTAAATGCATCTCCATATACACGACGGAACTTTACGATTTCTGCTTCAAGTTCTCTAAAAGTTCTTGCTGCCATCCCACCAAATAATGCAAGTGGCATTGTTAGACCAACCATCAACTGGCGACCAGCCCACTGTGTATTTTTACCAAAGTTTAAAAGCTGTGTAGACCCCTGCTTTAATAATTGATTTAAGAACTGTTGTCTTTGAGCAGCATACTGAATTCTTGTTCCAAGTTCTGTAAACTTGCCACTAGCCATAGCAAGGCTTTTTGGCATAACTCGAATAGAATCCATAAATCCAGAGTTGGACTTATTCATTTGAATATATTGTGCTTGTAAAGCCTTTACTCTATCTCTTCTTGCACGGTTAATAATTTCTCTTTCTGCTGCAAAGGCTTTTCCAAGAACACGAGTATTAGCAGTTGCTGCTGCCATAGTGAACTTATAGTACTGAAGAAGAGATAACTTATTTTTTTCTAGTGCAGAGGTAAAGGCTAATGTACTTCCTGCAACCTTAACTTGACTTGCAGAAAATTTTCCTGTAGCCCCAATAGACTGTAACAGTTGTGCATTTAATCCTTTTTGTGCATTTGAAGCAGCTAGATTGCCCTCAGCAAGTGATTGATGAAACTTGCTAAGGCCAGCCTGAAGCGATCTAAGTTGTGCGAGGGCGGCAGCCGTATTAAAATTAATATTTATATTAGAATTTACATCTGCCAATTTTTATGTACCCCCTTATTTATTTAATGAATTAAGCAATGCTCCAGCATCGGCGTTTTGAAGTCCTGATGCTGCATCGATAATTTGATAGACAGTTGGAAGGTCTAGAAGATCTTCCAGTACTTCTCTGTCTTCTGCCAATTCTGGCTTGAATTGCTTTAGTGCAATTTGTGCACAATCAATAAGAATGTCCATTGACTTATCGTTATCTTCTGAAGCCTCTGATAGTAGAGCAAACTTAGACATGAATGGTCTAAGTAATGATAACTTAAGGGGTCTTACTGAAATTTCCGTACCATCCATTAGTGTAATAGTCTTGCCGCTTGTATTCTTAGTTGTTGAAGGCTTATCAGCCATAGTCTTCCTCCTTATAGGTTAACAGTTAATTATACCACGCTGGAGGGTGAGGATTCTTCTAATTTTTCATAACTTAATCCCATGCCGATTCCAAAACCAGCCTTTTGTGCATTAATTCCTTGTAGTGCCACAATGTCTTTGGAGTCTGATGCCTGACCTTTGCTAAATACTCTAGCCTTCATTTCTTCCCAAGGATCTTGCTTGCCACTTGATTTGTCTAAGTCAACCCCCTGCATTGCAGCAAGAAACTTTTTTTGAGAATAATCAAGTTCTCTTTTAATTTTTAGCGTTGCCATAATCTCTGGCATTGACATAGATGATTCTAGTTCATCATAGTCCTTCCATATACCCAGCAAAAATACCTCAGACTCTATCTCTGCTAAATCTAGTTCATCCCATGATGATCCACTATCTGTAGCCTGAGTCTTTACAGGTTCTTCAGAATTATCGTTTATTTTAATTCCTGCAGAATAATCTAGCAACTTATATATTGTTGGCATATCAATATTCTCTTCAAGTTGCTCTTGAGTTTTTATTGTTGGATAGTACTGCCTCATTGTTATTGTTGCACACTTTGACAAATAGTCTATTGCCTCTTCATCATTTTTTGCTGTTTTAACATTTTCGAACTCTTCTAAAAATAACTTTAAATATTTTATTTTTAATGGAGTGATGAACAACTCTGTTTCATCAAACAGTTTTATTGTTGAGGTCTTATATATTTCTGTAGGCATTGTATAAGTATACCAAAGAGAAAGGCCCAGATTATTAGTCTGGGCCGATCTTTATATTAAGTTGTATTATACTGCTGGGATTGTACGATCTACGATTTTACCGTATGATGCATTATCATTTGGAAGAAGACGGAATGATACTTCAAACATTGAAGCCTCATCACGCTTTGCAGATACTGTTACGCTTTCGATTGAAAGAGCACGGTATGCCACGTAGATACGTTCGAGTGAAGATCCTGCTGCACAGTCACCTGTACCTGGACCAACTGCAACCAAACCACGCTCAACTGGACATTCTCCGATGTCTCCTGCTGAAAGGTTAAGTGCTACTGATCCTGTACCTGCAGTATTGTATGCTGCTAGGTCTGAATCTTTTCCTGCTAGTGAGAACAATAGGTTCTCTAGTGTTGCTTCAGCAAATGTGGTATTTAGATTTACCTGCATACCCTGCTTGTACAACTTGGCTACGTCAAGAACCTGATCAACCTGTACTTCACCGAAGTCAGGTTGGAACTGGATCTCAAGACCATTCATTGTGTATCCAACGTTTGTAAAATCAGAGTCATCGCTTAAAGATTCTCTGAAAGATGTTGCTGCCACGTACGTTGGCAGATCAGCGTCAGTTAGAACGCCGTCATTGTGTGTAAAAAGTGCTGCTGCTCCAACGATAATGTTGTTGCTAGTACCTCTTGTATATGCCATGTATTTCACCTCTTTTTTCTTATAGATTAAAGGGCTTGTTTCCTCACCTTAATTATACTACCCTTTTATATGACTATTTTATTGGCTAATCTGGCTTCTGGGATATATGTTTGTGTAAGTTCTTCGTTTTGATGATAGTCAAAATCAATTATTATTTTGTTTCCGCCATAAGTTCTGGCTGTTCCAAAGTCAATAATATCTCTGGTTTCTTCAAGTTGGTATATCCTGAAGTTATGAAAATAAAACATGTTGTTTATTATGGACCCGTCATCCAACTCTATTTGTCTATTAGTACACCAAGCATTAATCTCTTCAGCACTTTCATCAAATCTATCCATTAGCCTAAGAACTGCCTCTTGAATTTTAACCATATTTAATACTGAGTTTTCTGCTGTGGCATAAAAATAATAAAGAAGTTGTTCAGATTTTATATGAGGAAACCCTCTTTTATTCATTTTTATTAATCTATCCCAGGTTGCCATTACTCCACCATCTGGAAAAGAACCAGTTAAGGCATCTAGTGTAGATGGTGTAGATGGAAAAAACGGAGTATCAATATCTGTTAAAATAGAAATTTTATTTTGTAAATATTTATTTATCCATAATACTGGTGTGTTTAACATATCGTTATCTGCCATTATAATGCCCTCCCAGCCTTAGCAACCCATATATATCCAGTCTTAACTCCAAGGGATCTTCCACCATTTTTTGCTAAAGTTATATTTTTTTTGTAAACTTGAGGAGAATTAAAGTATTCTAGAAGTCCACTAGATTTTAAAAATGATTGTCTAAAATAAACACCAAAAAAATTATTGATTATGTTTTCAAACTGACCCTGTGTTTGTCCACCAGGGTTTTCTACAACAACTTCTCTTGATGTGTAAACCTCTTGTCCTTCTATTTCAAACCTTAGCGCACTTGCTTTTTTAGGTTTGATTGTAACCGCAACTCCTTCTTCCATAATTTTTGCTTTATTATAAAACGGAACATTTGATCCATTTTTAATTGAAGTAGATTGCTTTAGTGATGAAGTAAATGTTATTCCAACATTTGTCACAGCATAGTTTAAATCAAAGAGTCTTGCTGCAGGGCTTCCAACTTTTTCCCATTCATATATATGATGTAGTAGTGCTGGGGACATTTTTGCATTTATGTCAATAAACTGAGATGCTAACTCTGAAATTTTTGGGGCTAAAGACATATACATTGCTGTTTTTCCTTTTTGAACTCCATCTAAAAATCCAGTTGAGTACTGCATAATGTTGTTTATTTCTCTTTGAAACTGTTTGCTATCCATGATTACTTTAATCATTATAAATCTACCGCCTGATTTTCAGACCTTCTTATTACAAGATTGTAGTATTCTATACTTCCAAAAGGACCAACAAACGGATCTTGTGTTGCTATTTCAAATATTGTAGATTTGCTTGCACGGGGACCTGATGTTTCTATGTAAATATAATTACAGTTTGCATCACGAATATTGGTTAAGACTATATTGGTTATTGAGTTTGAAGAGTTTAAACTGGAAACTCTTATGTCTGACTTTACTCTTCCAATAAGGATAGTCTTTTGCGTAATATTTACATTTGGAACTATGTCTTCTTTTCCTGCACTACCTACAGAATTAAAGTTTCCAGCAATTGTTTTATCTAAAATCCACTGCTTTTTTAAATTTCCATAAGTACCCTGCTCAACAATAGGATAATAAATATCTGCTTGCATTGGAAAAACAAAGTCTGTTGTTTCGCATATCATTAAATTAACCCTGGTTTAAATATTGTTTTTGCATATTTATTTAAAATCTTATCAACAAGAAGATTTCCAGTCCCATCAAACATGGCTTTGTCAAACTGAATTCTAAACTGATCTGTATTATAATTTGTTACATATCTCTTGTAGTAGTCTAATTTTCCACATTTAATGTCTTCCATTAATGTTTGTGTTGCATACTCTACATCTGAGGGAATTGTTTTATACCCTGCGTCTACAACAAATGTATAGTCAAAGCCTGCTGGGAATGCTATATTCCTATAACCATAATATCCAAGATCTCCTCTTGCAACGGGTATTGATATTGGAGTAGATTCTGAAAGATTATAAAGATCTGGAATAACTCTTTGGATTGCAGAGTTGTCTAAAGTAATTACATAATTTTCAGTATTTACTTCTGGTGTTGCAACATCATAGACTAAAACATTGTTTTCGTAAACCTTTAAAACCTTGTTAGTATCTTGCCATAGTGGGAAGTAGTCTGTACCTTGACCCACTGCTTGAATAATTTTTTTAGTATTATAAAACCCATTTAAAATAATAGTATCTATAATTGCCCTTGATACAAGCTCTAGCATTTTATATTCTTTTATTTCAGATGCCGTTGTAGAAAGGTCGTTAGCATTAACATATGGTCTAATAATATCTAAACTATCTTCATATAGGACATGAATATGTTCTGAGTCATAGAACTTGATAGCAAAGTTTCTATCGTATGTTATTTTTTCTAATTCTAAAACATAATCTACTAAACCATTTTCATCTGATATTACTTCTGTTTCTAGAACTGAGTGATCCACCAGATCCTCAACATATTGAATATACGTATAGTTTGGTATAGGTAATTTCCAAGTTGTTGTAATAGGATAAGGTGGAACTCTCATAACTTCCATTGCTTACTTACCAAATTCCTTAGCAACTTCTTCTGGTGTTGCCACACGAATGTGTGATCTTGTAAGCCACTTTTCTGCTACATCTTTTTCAATAATGTTGTAGCCACGATAGACTTTGCCTACCCCTGACCATGTAACATTTTTTGTTGAATGAACTGCAATAGTGTCTTTCTTTTCAGCAGTCTTTTTTGAAGACTTTTTCTTTTCTACTGGTGCTGTTGTAACACCAATTGCTCCATTTACTGTTCCTAATGCCTGAACTTCTTCTGGCTTTGGTTCTTCAATGTGAACTTCTTCTGCAGGCTCTTCTTGTGCTTTAAAAACTGGCTCTTCAAATACTGGAGCCTCTTCGACTACTGGAGCCTCTTCGACTACGGGTGTTTCAATAACCGATTCTTCTGCAGCTGGATTGTAATTGTAATTTTCCATTATTTCCTCCTTGTTTGTATTATATCATTATAAGTTATAAGGGGAGCAGGAGCGTTAACTCCTACTCCCCCTAAAATGTACTGTTTACAGATTATTATTCTGCTGCAGCAGCATCAGCGAATGCAATTGCATCCTGCTCTTCCCATTGAAGACCGAAACGGACAAATACTGTATATTCTACTGTATCCTTCTTTGGACGGTATTCACGGTTTACTGTGATGTCACGCTGGAATCCCCATACGCGGTTCTGTGGGAATGTCAAGTCGACATATCCTGCAGGGTAGTATGGAACTTCTTGTACGTCAATTCCGAGGACACGCGTTGTGCGTGCTCCACCGAATGTCTGTGCTCCGCCATCAAGGTATGCTTGACGGTTTGCGGGTGTTCCACCAGCCTGTGAAGCAAATGCTTCAGCAACTGCATCAGCAAGGGTACCATTATTCTTAATGATTCCCTGGAATGCATCTGTTCCTGCGTAGAACTTCAAGTTAGACTTGATAGCACGGTACTTACGTGGCATTGCGAGAATGATCTTCTGCATTGCGTCAGTAGTCCAGTTGTCATTAATAACTGTAACAACTGCTTCGTGGGCATCTCCATCAGTCTTTACATGGTTTACGAAACCATTCATGATTGATAGGAAAGTGCCTGTTGATGCGTCACCATTGATAGCAAGATCTTCAATGTCATTACCAAAAGCATTGGTCATTAAACGAACAATGTGATCTTCTAGTGCTGCACCTTCGATATTATCTTCTAGTGATTCTGCAGATACTTCCCAGTCAAGACGAATCTTCTTTGTAGTCAATTCAACCTTTGAGAATGTTGCACCTGCGTTTGTGTAATCTCCAACTGCTTGCGCTGCTGCACGAATTACACGCTCTCCGACGTTTACCTTTTCGAGTTCCATTGTATTGGCTCTCATGGTAACACGGCGACCATCTTTGGCGAGGATTGTAGCATCCCACACGTAGTCGATAAAACGACGTGCTTGCTCTGGGCGGAGAATTCCGCTTCCAGCCTCACCTGAAGGATTTACTGCGTTTGGACCATCAGTATTACCTAATGTAGCATTTGGGATATTACCCAAAACACCACCATCAGTATAATTACCTGGTACGTTCGAACCTGCTGTTGAGCCTGATGCAAATGCACCCTGTCCCTGATACAATCCTGGTGTTGTTCCACCAAGTTCTCCAGATGCTCCTGGCTGATTCTTGATTATTTCTTGTTCCGACATATTGTCACCTCCTGTGATTTTTTACTTATTATTTTTTTCAATTAAATAAGTCGGCTGTTTTGAGGAAACTACCGCCCCATAGGGATTTTTCAACCGTTTCAGGTTGATTCTGTACTATCTCGCCGAGATCGCCAGACTTTCGGAAAGCGGTATCGGCTTCTACAGCGTTAACTCGCTTACCAAACTCATTGAATTCATTTGAAACAGATGCAATATCTTTTGCAACTGCTTGAAAAGAATCTTTTACTACTTCAACATCGACCTTTGAAGACTTAAGAAGTTCTACTTCTGCTTGCAAAGATTTTACTGTTGAGACTAGATCGCTAAAGGCAGATGTTAGGGTATTCTTGATTTCAGCAATTGATTCAACAACTGTCTTATCTGATTTAGATACCTCTGTAACTTCAACTACTGCGTTGATTGCTGGAGTCTCTTCAGACTTTACAACCTCCTCAGATGCTGGGACTTCATCAGTCTTAACAACATCTTCTACTGGAGTTTCAACTACGGCATCAACCTCTGGAGCGACCTCTGACTTTTTTACTTCTACTGCTGCTTCTGTTTCAACAACTTCTGCAACCATTGTTGTATCTTCTGTCATAGGACTTACCTCCTTGTTAATCTTAGAAGTTTTAATGCCTTTAGCACTATCAACTAAGAATTTTATCATATTTAGTTTTTCATCATCCGTTTTTTCTACGAATCCTATATTGGTCATTTGCTCTCCTGTTACGGGGCTGATCTCTAATTCATTTTCAGATGAAATAACTAAACCACTTTCTTTATCATAAAAAACATTCTCTAGCACTGTTGAGTCACCTTTAATAACGGATACTCCATCAACTTTTTCTACCGAAACAATATTTGCAAATTGATTAGCAGGGGAATCAACAAGACTCAACTCTATCAAATCATATTCTTTAATAACTCTAACTGTTGTATCTGACTTCTCATCATAGGCATCGTCCCACTTGTTCATTCTACCTCCGATTGAAAAACCAGTAAGTGTTCCATCAATAACTTTTTCCCATGTGTCCTGTGCGCCTTTAGAAACATATGCTGAAACAAATACGCCTTTATAAAACTTTTTTGATTCTGGATCAAAGTACTTATCTTCTTTAAAATTAATCATTTTACCAACTGCTAATGGTTGGTGCATTTCTCTAATGTTTCCACGAAAGTTTTCAAATGCTTTCATAGATGCCTCAGATGTAACAATGTCCATTTGCTTGTCTAAGTTATCAAGTGACGCAAAACCAGAAACAATTCGTCGTTCTTTGTCGACTTTGCTAAATGGCATTGATAGGCGAACGTTTTCGCCTTCAGTGTCCCAATGTGCTTTAGATATAGTCATGGTATTATCTATTATAGAGCCTTATTTTACACAATCTCACAATACAAGATTATGAAGAAGATCTTCCCTCACCCTTTGGATTTCTGCCACTAACTGTGGCTGATCCATCGGACTGGTTGTTAGTTCTTTCTGTGTCCCGTTGCCTTGTTGAATTATTGCTGGATATCTGCTCTGGCTTTGGTTCATAAGGTTCATCTCCTCCCTGCATCTGTGGTAGTCCTAAAATTTCACGGCCTTCATTAGGCATCATAACCTGAGTCTTTACCAGTCTTTCAATAATCTGAGACTGTGCAATTTCATCTGTTAGAGTTAGTTCATTAAACTTGAACTCTAGAATATCTGTTTTTTCCTTGACGATCTTATTAATCATTTTTTCAAGATTTCTTTGTGCTGGTCTGGCAACTTGCTCTTTAAATGTTCTGTCTTGTGCCAGTGCTGCAGCAATTGCAGATGAGTCACCACCACCAAGTTTTGACAAAGGCACTTGATGTGCAACTAAGATATCATCACGATTTTGTTTGCGATATTCTTTAAATGATGCTTCTTGAATTCCATTTTCAACTGGATCCATTTTAAATTCAACCTTGTTGGTATCAGAGTCTCCTGGCAGTGGGATGTAAAGCGTTCTATGATTTTGCCCTTTAAGACCAGTCTGCAAAAATCTAAACATCTTGTCTTCTGCTTCTGGAGATAACTTTGCGCCTTTAAGTGTTACGACATATCTTGGAGTTGCTTTGTTTTGAAAATAGTCAATGTTATATCTTGATGCAAGTTGATCTCCATGTAGAGAACCAATTGCAGACATAATGTCTGGTACGCCATAAAAAGTATTTAAAGGAGAGTATTCTTTAAAATGAATAATCTCATTTGGTCTTTGATCTGCTCCAACTGGGTTCATATTGGTTCCACCAAAATTACGAAAATAAACTACTTTGTTTCCAATAACCTGAACATACCCATCTCTAAGTCTGCGGATACGCATTGTTGTTGATGGGATATGACCAACATATCCAATCTCTCCACGAGTAGTTCTTCCAACTTCTATGTAGGCATTTCCTGTTGACTGTAGATCTGTAAAAACTTTTTCCATAGTTGTTGTAAAAGAGTCTTCGTTATTTAATGACTCTAGCCAGTCTCTCATTTCAATCTTTGCTCTTTGAATTCTTTTTCTTGCATTTTCTGCAGTTTTTTCTTCTGATGCTTCCAACTTAAGCATTGTTCTTGGAGATACCTTAAACTCATAGCCAAGACCAACAATGTTTTCTACCTTAGCATCAATGGCAGCATGGTTTGCAAAAGAAGTATCGTAAAAACTTGCAAGTTCGTATAGGTTCCAAGGTGGTGTAATTACATCAAATAAACCATAAGCATTTCTATATATAAGTCCTGCATTAATTTCTTTTGATTTTGCCCCATCAAGTCCAGTGCTTTCTGCCCTTGAACTATCTATGTATGCTTGTGATGCTTCTGTTTTAATTATGCGAGAAGTTCTTCTTTTAAAGTTGTTGTCTAGTCCCTGTAAATCTTTAACAATATCCCAAGACTGAGTAAAAGGGTCTTGCTTTGCAAATGTATCATCTTCTGGAAGTGGAACATCTACTTTTGCTCTAATAAACTCTGATTTGTCTTCAGCCATTAGTCATCATTCCCATACTTTGCAATAGTGTCTTTTGCTGCTTGAACTGCTCCAAGGTCATTCATTGAGGGAATCAATCCTTCTTCCATTCTTTGCTTTTGCTCTGAGTATTCTTCTTCTGAGATTCTTGTTAGTCCTGGTACAAATATGCACTGGCCATCTCCTTCATCCCCGTAATATTTAGCAGCATCTCTAAGTTTTGCTATCTGGGAAATGTCACCCTTCATTGATTCAACATTTAAAACAGAGCCAGCTCCGTCTGTAAACCACTTTCCATTAGATCTTTTGTATACATATAGGCCCCAGTCATAGTGCTTTTCAATAATTTTTGCACGAGACTCACCTACCTGCCCCTTCATTTTAGGCAGTTGCTTACGCTTTTTCTTTGTATTTTCAAGATTCATAACTATAAGTATACCATATTAGATGGCATTGGTTGTTATTTGTTTTGAAGTAATACCTTTATAGACAGTATATTCGTATCCATTAACTGTAAAAACCTTATCAGTATCAATAATAATCTTATTAGTTCCTGTATAACTCTTATAAATTGTTGAGGGGTCTACTCCATAATAACTTGTTGAAGATAAAATTAATACACCATCCCAAAGAAAAGGAGAAGTTTTCCAGTGATCCCACTCAAGGGTAAGCGGTAATGAGTATTTGACACCAAACCATGGTCGAACATCAACCTTCTGAACCTCCTGTAGGTTTGTTGATTGATAGTAGGATATTGTGTTAAATGTTAGTGGTCCATTTAAATTTACTGATCCAACCCTAGAACTAAAGTCTAGTAAGTTTGGAAAAGAAATTCCTAAAAATCCCCATTCTTTTACAGTTATAACTGGTTCCTTTACAAGTTTTCCATTCCAATAAAACCCTATGTTGTCTTCTAGCCTCCCAGTTTTTACATTTAGAGCATAAATCTTAGCCCGTTCTCCACTTGGATGAATGGCTACCATGTAAAATTTTATATGGTTGTTTTTTGACTTAATCTCAAATATTTCCGTTGAGCTATATGGGAATGCGTCTTGATCATATCTTACTGCTATTTGCATGGCCATTACCTTATAGTTATTTGACATTTCTTTATTAATGGGGATAGATAAGCCACGATTAACTATTGGATCGTGTGTTCCTTTTAATTCTATTCCAGTATACCTTGTTAAGTATAGGTATGGAGAACTACCCTTATAAATTGTAAAAGGATTTCTTTCTTTGTAGTCAAAATAAAAGCCAGATTTTTTGTAAGGATATATCTGATTTCCAAACCTTGTTCCAATTGGGTTTGATGATGTTGAATTAAATGCTTGGGATGCATACTCAAGATTTCTTATTTTAATTCTGTTATTAATAATACCCTTTACATTAAAGTCTAAATGTGTAACAATAGCAAGGTCTAAAACACTAACATCTTTTGGAGGATAAACAATCATGTTGTTGACAACTTCATACTTTGTACTCATCCAATTTTCATCTGGAACAACTATAGAGTCATTAGATGGTTTTTCTACATTTGCAAAATTTGATTCTGAAAGATTTGCTCCATTTTGAATGTACTGAAATGTAACATAGGACTTTACCAAAGAATTTGAAGTATCATACTTGTAATTTTTAAACGCCCTATTTTTTAAATCGTCATAGTTTAAATACCCTGTGAACAACTGATTATCTAAAGACTCATAAGTTCTTTGAATTGGTACTCCGTATTCTTCTGCCAACTCCTTGTAAGTCCAACTACTATTTTGTTCTTCTTCTACAAATATTGATGGTGCTGGATAGTTGATATTAAACTGAATCAGATCTAAATCGTAGTATGAACTATTTTTTTCATCTAAAACAAACTGAGAAAAATATGTCAAAGGAATATAGTCTTCCCAGTATCCCTGAATATCAATATCTAATGTATAACTATTAAAATAAGAGGATGGGGAGAGAGTGTAACTTGCAGTATGAACTTGAAAACCTTCTAGAGGATAAGAGTCTACTCCTCCCGAATCAACCACTTGATCCCATTCTGCATTATTAGTTCCAAAATAATTATCTGTAGAGTTGTAGGCTACATCTTCAGTATCTAAATATAAATCAAAAACATTTTGATCATTTACTGGGATTCCGCGTTCATTAAATAAATACTCAATTTTTTTATGATTTCTTTCAGTACAGAAACCAACTTTATATATCTTGCCAGTAAATGTTTGTGTTAGGTCTGATTTTCCACCTATGTAAAACTTTAGTGTGTTTATGTTGCCAAAGAAAGATGAAACATTTCCTCCAAAATATTTAGATACTTTATCAATATCTAGACCAACAGGAAAAATTTCTTCTAAGGCTATTCCAGCAAATGGGTTTTCATCGGACCATGAAAATGTTGCAAGAATTTCTTCTGTACTTCCATACCCTAACTTATACACTATATCTTTGTTTTGTGTAGATATTTCAAAATAATCAGAGGAGTTTTCTGATTCTATTCTAAATAAAATTTGTGTTTGAGTTGGCTCTTCTAAAAATTTAAAAGAACCATAGAAAGACCTAACCTTTTGATTTAAAAAATTTAAATTATTGAAATACATGTATCCATTTGCAACAGAATCAAATGAAAAGAACTTGTCTGGCTCATTTTGAATTTCTCCAAGGCTAGAATATAACTGAGTAATGTTTGATGATCCAAGAACTATTTCTGGAAGTTTATAGTCTGGGGTACATAGGAGATTATTTTCAACACTAAGATTATCAACAATTGCTTGGCTCCATTTTCCTATATTTGGATAGGAGTAATTATTTGTATAGTCTGCAAAAGGATAATCTATATATACTGATGATCCACTATATGCTTGATTAATTCCCTCTGGAAATTCAACTCCTTGACCATAAACAAATCTTTTTTTAGCAAGTATAATTGGAACTTGATATGTATAAATTGCAATACAATCAACTTCTATTGGCGAAACATCTTCATATGCATAAAACCCAATCCAGTCCTGATCTTTTCCAAATAAATTATTTTTCTTTGGTAGTTCCAACTCTGAACTAATATAGTTCAAAGATATAACTTCTTCTCCATTAATTAACAAAGATGAATTATTTTTTGAAAAGCGAATATGAATAAGCATTGGCCTAGTCCACTCTCCAACGTAATAAGACGAAGAATTTTTTCCAACCTTTAAAACAATAAATGGGCCCTCTACATATAGTCCATCGTCTGAACTAATTGGACCAAGGATTCTTTTTTTTGTAACTGAGTCTGAATTAATTCTCATCCATGCTTCTAAAGTATATTCTTTGTATTGTCCAGCCTCAGATAAAAATCCAAGGCCTGGAATTATTAGAGAAGGCATGTCATCATTTGGCAAAAGTTTTGTTAAGTTTGATGCACCGTACACAATAGGGATGCCTGTATTTTTTGCCATAAGACTATTGTCTTTAACCATATAGTATCCTTTATTTTCTTGAAGACCATAGGCATCTGCTTGAATTGCAAAAGAATTAGTCAAAGCAATGCTCGAAGGAAGTAAACTTTTTTCAACACCAAGGGAAGATGAGTTAAACTCTTCGCACCATTGACCAACAGTAATTCCATTTACCAAAAACTCATAGTCTTCTACGCTAGACGCTCCACCAATATAGTTAATCTTGATAACAATTCTAAACTGAGTGTTATCTTGTGGGATGTCAAAAGTTTCTGATATAAAAAACCATCTATCTTGAACAGATGTTGAATAAGACTTTAGCCTTTCTATTTTGTTTCCAGATGTAGTGTCATAATATTCATAACCTATTTCAAAACTAGATGCATATGCACTTATAGAATTAAAAAATCCTCCTATAGAAAATGTTGCCAATGTTTGATTTAAGGTTGAGAAGTTGGTAATATCATTGCTTACGCAAACTATCTGACTAAAGTCATTATCTGTCAAGGTACCAGTAATTTTTGTTGTTTGGCTATCAGGAAATGGCTCATCTGATAAAGAATAAACGCTGGCTGATCCATTATCAATTTCCCAAGTAGTAACATCTCTACCAGGCTCATCTACCAAACTTATATAGTCAGCCTTGTCATCCAGAGACCATAAAGCAATAGGGTGCTCTGCATATATTTTTTCTGCATAGAGATTAGATGGAGTAGGCATTGTACTCTATTTTACCATACGGCTACTTGATTTTTATCTCACAATAGTCTGTTGTACAGTAAGCCTCTCCTTGTGCTTCAAGGTTATCAATACCGTCGTAAATTGCAGTAAAATCAATATGCTTCAACTTGCCAATATATGACTCATACTCTTCTTCAGTAATTCCTGTATATGGTTGTTGTGGATAAACGGTATTACCCATTGGCAAGAAAGATACAGCCTTTAGTTGTCCCTCATACATATGAAGTACAGGAGCAACATGCTTAGACTCTGTTTCCTTATCAAAGGATAATGTTACAGATACGCCATTGTCTGACCAGTACTTTTGAGCAGTTGCTGCAAGAGCAATTTTTTCAAATAAAGTAACCTCTTTTTCAGATCTCTGCTCTCCAGTCTTAACTGGAAAATAAACTACTGAAGTATTTGCTGAAACAACATCTGCTTCAATTGTATAGTCTGCTGCTTTAAATAAATGAAGCATTGGATCTGTATTTCCAAAACGAATAGCACGAAGATAGAATGCTCCACCAGGACCCCAGTGAACTCCAGGAGTTGCACCAGAAAGAATTGAAACAGAACCTGAAGGTTTTACAGTTGTTACACGAATTGACTCACGAACACATAGCCATTCTGAGTATTTCTTATCGTAATGACGAATCTTGTTATATCCTTCGTCCATCCATTCACGAACTGCTGGTAAACCATTCTCATCAGCAAATGATGCAATACCTGTTAAGGATGTTCCAATACGACGATTACGTTGCATGATACCGTTTGTTTGTGGCCAGTGTGTTGGAAGAAGTGTTACAGTCTTTCCATAAAGATAAGCAAACTTCAATGTCTTGAGGAAGTCCTCCTTGGAGTCGTGACGATTTAAGTGCACTTCTACAAGTGTACATAGTTCGTATGATTCCAATGGCTGCTCCGCACAAGGATTGAAGCCCATCACTCGATAGTCTTTGCCATCTGCAGGATCTGCAAGACGACCATAATTACGAGCAATATCAAGCCAAACAAACCCTGGCTCTCCATTGTCAATAATTAAATCTGTATATTTTTCATAATCCATTCCTACTGTTGCAGAAATAGAATTGTTAGACATCCATGCCCATCCTGGATTTTCTGAATCAAAAGAGTTACGCTCTGGAAAAACTTCTGCATTCTTTAGATTAATAAAGTTATCATCTTCTGGTGTACCCAAAGCAAGAGTTGCTGAGCGACGAACATTTCCAGAAACAACACATGTTCCAATAAGGTTAATAATGTCTGTGATCCCACGAGAATCTAGAGTTTGCCCTGCTCTAGAGCCAATAACCTTGTCGATCTGCTCATGCATACGAATAAGTGGTGCTGGTCCGCTAGCAACCCCTCCAAAGCCCCTAATGGGGGCTCCTAAAGGACGTATCAAGTCATAGTTAAACTTTTGAATAGACTGGTTTGGTCTTAGGTATGAGTTAATTAAAATACGAACTGATTCTACCCATCCATCACGAGTGTCTGGGATTTCATAGATCACTTCTGGCTCTGTAGGTTGACAGATTTGAATATTCTTATCCTGTCCTAAAGTATCAAACCCTACACCAATTCCAAGCATAAGTGCATCCATTACCCATGAGAACAATGCTCCTGGATCATTTTTGTCAATATCTTTTGTTGATACCATTGCGCAGTTTTGGAGTGCTGCAGAGTTTTTCTTTTCCATTGTCATGTGTGTTCCAAATGTCCACATTCCACGACCTGGTGGAGTCCACTTTAATTCAAACATTCTTTGAAATGCTTCTTGTGCTGACTTTTGAGCCTTATAGTCATTCCATGGTAAACGGTTTTCCTTGGCATGATTCTTTTGAACTGAATACATGCCCTCGATTACACGGCGACAAACCTCATGCCATCTTTCTTTAGTTCCATCTTCTTTCATACGAGAGTATGTGCGAATAAAAGTAATCTCTCCAAGTGAATTTTCTGCTGCATCTTTAAACCCAAATGGGCTCTCTTGGTTTTTATACTTTTCTATAAATTCCTCTGGTAATTTAAAACTAAAAAAATCTGACATAGTGTTTCGTCCTTTCTAAAACGGAATAATGTTAAGTATAGCAGAGTTTTATAAAAAGCAAAACTCTTCTCTAAAGTTGTTGTTTATAGTTTATTAAAGAGTGTTCCATTTAAAAAATGGTCTATATGTTTCTAAGTCTATAACGTTTGGATCTACCCACCAGTCTTCATGTATTTCTCTTACTACTAAAGAATAACCAAGCGAGTCTAAAATTTCTCTTTGTGCATCCCTCATTGCTGTATTTCTCCAATACATATTTGCATCATGCTCAAAAGTAATAACAGAAAACCTATACTTGTTCAGTGGAACAGAAATCAATCCGTGCAAAGAAAGGTAGGCATTTCCTTGAGGTCTTCCATTAAGTTTATATCCAGAGTCAATATCTACCTGTAAGTAGTCTATTTGATCTGGAAAATTATTTTCTTGAAAATATTTTATATAATCAAATTTTGTTGCATCACCAAGGACACATGGATTTTTTCTATTTTTTGAAACTTCTTTATGTAGTTCTGGGACTATCTCAAATGAAACACCAGACCAATCAAATTCATTCTCAAGTCTATAGGTATTACTTCCATTTATAGAGTGTGCAGCACCTAGTTCTACATAGTATCCATTTTTTTTATTATTTAACACATTTAAAACAAACTGCTCTTGCTCACTAAACTGTTGATGGTGCAAGGGCATTTTAGTGAATCCAGTGTTGTGGAACCATAATCTTTTCACCACTCTTAACTAGATGAGCAGTGTGATGGTATGGTGGTGATGGAGGAAACACAATGATGCTTCCTGCTTTTGGTTTTACTGCAAAAGTGTAGAATTTGTTTTTTTCTGCTTCTGCAAAATCTGCTTCTGGACTTGCATTTTGTAAAACTCCATCTGGTGAAGCAATAGTAAAAGAAATTTCTCCGCCTTCGTAATCATCATTAAGATACATAACAAAAGAAACCTTTAGCCTTTCGTCACCTTCTTGTTGGTCAAAGTGTGCACCCATAAAGGTTCCTGGTTGATACTTTTTAATTGGATACTGAGGAAAGAGTTTTGGCTCATCCGTAATTCCTTGCGCCTTAGCATAATCTCTTGCTACATCATCAAATGCTTTTTGCAAGGTTTCATAAATATATTTATTGTTTTCATCTGTTTCTGATGTTAAAGTAATGGTCTTGTCTGTTCCATAAACATATGCTTGACCACTACAAGCCATCCATTCACCCCAGGGGTTCTTGTTGTCATCTTCAATTGCATTTATTAATTTCTTAGGATCCTCAATTACATTTGTGTAATAGTAAACCTTTTCTTCAAGTATCTCTCTATTCATTATTCCCCCTAGTATTTATTGTTTTCGTAAAAGCCTTTAAGTTTTATAAAACCAACAAGAACATACCTAATTGGTCCTTCTCCAACATGTCTTACTCCGTGCTCATACTCTTCGTTTCCTGGAAAAATAAGAAGAGTTCCTGATTTTGGAACAGGCTCTACTCCTGGTTTATTTTTAAAAAACAAAGTTCCATCTTTATAGTCATCATTAAGATAAAGTATTGCTGCATGTCTAATTGATGGGTCTGTGTGTTGATCTGTATGGCTTTTTAGTTCAACTCCAGGCTGCATCCTTTGTAGTGTTGCAAAGCCAGAAAGATCTAATTGATCATCTGAAAGAGTAATTAATTTTTGAAGTCTTTCATGAATTGTTCTTGAAATAGCAAGATGACGAATGTCTAAGTTTTTGTCATACCAGTTATGTGTTATTTCATATTTTCCTTCAGCAACAAGGTTATCTACGTCGTCTCTTCCAAACTTTTCCATACAAAAGTTTTTTAAACTTTTTTTATATTCTACAGACCAATCTTCGTTTGTTGTTCCATTAATTAAAGATAGTATTTCTTCTAACTCTTCCTTTAACAAAAAATTTTCAATCATAAGGATCTCTCCTTCAAGGATTGTAGGGTTAAACCCTGCATCATCTAACTCTTTCTTTAAAAATATTTCCATAGTATTACTCCTCCACCTTATACTTATTGCCTTCAGAGTCTATTTTATACCCTTCTTTTAAAAGTTCTTGCCATTCTGCTCTTTCAATCTCTTGTTTTGCTCTTGTCTCTTTCATCTCTGCTGCCCAAGAGTCTCTTAGTTCTTGCGGGTACGCATTTTCTTCTCTATCATCCCAAAATGATCCTATTGTATACCTTACTCCACTAGTAATAAGGGACACTTCGTGCATATTGTTAAATCCCCCGTCAAAAACGGCAAGCATTCCAACCTTGGGTTGAATTTCTATCTCTTGTCCTGGAAACTTAAGAAGACCACCCTCAAAATCATCATTTAAATATAAAAATCCTGCATACCTGCTTCTTGTAAATGCCCCCGAGTTTCCTCCTGCATCTGTATTGTCTGAATGAATACGAGCATATGCACCTGGCTCCCATTTTTGAGTGTGATAACCAATTTTAGAAATTATTTTTGGATCTAGATCATGAACTGATGCAATTGCTACAGGCATCATATTTTCAATATCTGAAAAAATAGTTGGTACTAGTCCTGCATCAATAACTTCTTGATCGTTGTCTTGTGGCAAAACAGAAGAATATGACTCATAAAAAGAAATAGGCATCCAAGACATTTTCCCGTTTTCTGCTTGAGCATCTAAAGCATTTACAATTTTAGAACATTCATCTTTGGTTAAAAAGTCTTCGTAAACAACAATATCTTTTGTTATTCTATTTTTATTATTTAAATTCATTGTATCCTCTTTTCTTTTTTTGCACTCATTTTATTTGGATGGTCGTCTCTAAATTTTTGCATAATTTCTGGTTGCATCTTTTTCCAAACATCTTTGCCAAACTCTTCTTCTTTATCAAACCATTCATCAGATCCAACTTCATATTTCATCCAGTACATTCTAGAAATATATTTGTTTTCTCCTTTTGCAGGCATGACTCCATGTAAGTATACCTGGCCTTCTTTAGTTAATATGTTTGGATGCCCTGAAGGAAATAATAAAAAATCTCCTGCTTTTGGCTTATACATGTATGCTTCTCCATTTACAATAAAGTCAATCTCTCCGCCTTCGTAGTCATCATTAAAATAAGTCAAAGCAGTAATTGCAAACTTGTATCCTGGGCTTATGATTGGCTCTCTAATGTAATCAGAGTGATACGTCATAGCAAGTGGGCCATCTGTGTCTGTTTTATATCTTGCTATTGATGGACCGTTAGTGGTCCATTCGCTTGTAGGCTGACCGTTTTTTTTAATCAAATTTTTGTCTATGTTAAATTCTACATTATTTGTTTTTATATAATGTTCTGTTGCTATGTAAAAATTTTCAAATAGTTCTACGACTGCATTTTTTTGATCTTTTTCTTTTTTTGTACTTGTTTTTACTTTTTTAAATTCATCGAGGCTCATGGTATGTGGATAGTCTTTAAATAACGGATTAAGATAATCTCCAAAAAAAGACCACTGTATCCATGGACTAATAAGGCCTTCGTTATTTTTATTTTTTAAAACTAAAAGAGTGTTGTGTATATCTTTAAAAAGATTTTTATATACAAAAACTTTAGGATATATTTCAATAAAATCTATGTCTTTATTCATTATGGCTGTCTTTCCCCAGTGTGCTTAATTATCTCCCAAAAAAATGGGCATGTAAATCTTAATCCACTTTTAACTTCCGTTACTCCATGAATATAATTTTTGTCTCCTGGGAAAAAATATGCCGATCCCCTTTTTGGCTTAAACTGCACATTTTGTTTTGGAAAATATAATTCTCCGCCTTCGTAATCATCGTTTAAATAAAATAAACTAGAAATATCATAGTTTGGAAAATCATTAGGTGTTCCAGCATCTGGCCCTTCATGAAGTTCTTTGTCTGCATGAGGTTTTTGAAATTGTCCTGGAAGCCACTTGACAATTGTAGTTCCTGTAGGATTAACTTCTACTTTATAAAAATCTTCAACAATTGGCTTTAATCTTTCAAACAGTCCTGCAATTATCGGAGAAATAGATCGATCATTCTTGTCTAAGGTTGGCTGTGTTGCAACTCGATCTTTCCAGTAATCTGAATCATAAACGACTGTTCCATTTTCATTTACATGGCTTTGAGTTACATCCCAAATAATTAAAGATTTTGCAGCCTTTTCTAAAAATAACATTTCTTCTTCTGTCATAAAATTTTGTAATTCTACAATCATATCTTTGCTATCTCCAAACCACCCAGAGGGAGTCATTGAAGGCTTTCTTACTACAACAGATGCATTTATTTTTTCCATGTTTTATTATATCACAGGGTTAATGCCCTATAAAATCCTATTTATTTCTAGTTGTTTTAAAAATCTGTCTGAACTAAATCTCCAGTTATCTTTTGCAAAGGAAGTAACAATTTTTACACATGCTTCTTCATAGTCTTCTTTATTTAATTTATTTTTTAAAGAATGAAGCACTTCAACTATATCAATATAGTTTTGTCTAACAAAAGATGGATCTCCTGCATGGTTTCTTTTTAAAACTTTTTCAACCTTATTTCCCGATGGATCATATAAAGATACGGTTAAATAGTTTTTTGCAAAACCAGCGTCCTGATACATATCATATCCTTCTAAAGCCTGTTTTTCATTATCAAAAGAAATTATTGATCTAACTGGAGACTCTTCATCTCTAGAAACTGTTATCATATAATGACTAACTTTGCCTTCTTTAGCATTTTTGATATAATCGTTTACCATGTCATCATGCGTAATTTTTAATTCATTCATTACTTACCCTTATCTTTCACTGTCAGTTTTAAAGTTTTTACTTCATGGTACCCAAGAGGCTCTTGTTTTTCATTTACAGCATTTCTATACCAATCTGTCCAGTCTCCAGATGAGTTTAACTTTTGTGCTGCACTTCCATAGGATATGTTTGCATCAATTCTTTTTCTATCTTCATCAGAATAATCTACGATAGTAATAGTACTGTTGTTTAGTTGACTTAAAGAAATAGGAATTATTGTTGCTACTGGAGTTCCTGCTTTAATTACCGTTTTTTTATTAGGAATCTTTGCTTTAAGTGCAAGAGGAAGAGGATTATCATAAAATGACGTACTAATCAAAGATGACATTGTTTCAAATTCATCAGTAAAGTAGTTAACTGGGTTAATCATAAACATACTAACATCTTGTTGTGTTCTAAATATTAGTCCTGTATCAATGCTTATTGATGATTGACCTCTTCCAGAGTAAGCACTTAATGGACTAAATATTTCAACATGACTTGAACTTTGATCATTTACTCCATCCCAAATAAATTCTATGTCTTCTTTACAAGAAAGACTATAGCCAATAACATTTGCCTGGGTTACTGGAAAACACCTATAAGCATGATTTTCAGAAGTCTTGTCCATCCAGTCTCTTTTAATAGACATTGGAGAAAGTTCAAAAATTGCTCCTGGCATTTTTTCAACAATTATGTCATACACTAGTTAGACTCTTCTACGTACATTTCTGGGGTATGAAACTTTTTATTATAATCTAACATCGTGACAATTGAATATTTAATTCCAGAAGTGACTGGCATTGCTTGGTGAGCATACATGAAGTTTGATGGAAAGATGAATAGGTCTCCTGCTTCTGGCTTAACCTTTAAATCTTGAAGCCTAAAGTATAACTCCCCGCCATCATAGTCATCATTTATATAACCAACCAAAGATACAGTGCAGTTATAAGAAAACCCATGGTCGTGGTGCTCCATAAAGTGTTGTCCTGGCCCATATTTAATAAAATTAAACGCTTCCCAATATTGAAGATTATTAATGTTATACATTCTTGAATAATCCTGAACGACTGGAAGTTTTACATCATACAGGTCCTGCCATAAAGACTGTAGATTTAGCCCTACAGGACTTTTGTCATGCTCTATGTCTGTTTTTTTATATTTAAAATCATTGCAGTCTCTATAATCTGGCATCAACTGTTTATACCCAACATATGCAGGCTGCCAACTATAACCAGTTTCGTCTCCTTCTGGTTTTAGATTGGCCTCAATTCTTTCTATAACGTTAATTTCTTTTTTAATAACATTTTTGTAACAAAAAATACCATTTCCAAGATCTTGTTTTTCTGTCCAGGTTTGCATAATATATTCCTTATCTATATTCTCTTCTTGACCAGACTTTATTTTTATAAATACCGCCATCTGGTTGACGATAAAAGTTTGCGTTATCTACCATTTTACCATACATTTCTGACTGTGCCAAAATCTCAAGTTCATGACTCCAGTTTTCTCTTTTAAATGGAAGAACTTGCAGGTAAGGCGTTCCTGCTGGAATAGTTCCTTCCCAACCATCTGCAATAAAAAAAGGAAAACTTCCAAGAAGATGAACTTTATCTGAATCAACTACTCCTGTTGTATTTATAAATGGAAGATCAAACCTATTCATGGGTGTCATAAATAAGGCACTGTATCCATCTGGTAACTCCAAGCCCCAATCAGCAAACCAAGCAAAATGATGTTTGTAAAATCCTTTTGGATGTTCAAATTGTGGCATTGGCGGTCTTTGAGTACAAAAATCTTTATATCTTAAATCTTCAATTTTTACATTAATTATTCCTTGATCATTTTTAAAAAAAACTAAATCGCATGGAGTTTTAAAAACATACCCAGTTGAAAATGCATCCATGATTGCAGGACAGGCTTTCCATGTTGGAATCTTTCCATAGTCGTCAACAGTTCCTTCTTTAGGAAATGGACAAACCTCTTTTGGCGCTTTATAATATTCTCCATTTGGCATTTTAGCAAATCTGTCTGCATCTTTGTACCATTCTGGAATAACGCTTTGAGTTGATGAGGGAACGCTGATACTTTCTTTATTTAACCAAGGCCTAAATGATCTAAATATTGCTAGATTAGGCTTTTCGCTCACTACTTATGGCCTAGTTCATTTATGTCTGTCATAACAACAACACAGTACTTTGTTCCTGACTCCATAGGCAAAGATGCATGCTCATATATATAGTTAGAAGGAAAAATGGCAATGTCTCCAACCTTTGGTTTATACACTAGGTTATCTAGTCTTGGGAACTTTAAGTCCCCACCTTCGTATTCGTCATTAATATAGATAACGGCAGACACAGTACAATTATATGCTGGGCCATGGTCTGCGTGTATATTAAAATGAGTACCTTTTCCTTCATACTTAACAAAGTTGAATGCTTCATAATATACAACATTTATACCCCAATATTTTGCATAGTCGTCTATACAATACTTAAGTTTTTGATATATCTCTTCATGTAGATCTATTAACTCTGAGTTATGCTCATCTCTTGTTCCCAAATTTTCTTGCTTGTATTTAAAATCAACACAGTCTCTTGCTTTTTTAATTGGTGTGGTAGAGTTTGTTACTGTTGCTTCAGACCACTTATATTTTTTATTTGTTGATAGGTTTGATTCAAGAATATCAATATATCTATTTGCATCATTTAATGAAAATGTGTTTTGATAAACATGTAGTCCTATTCCTAAGTTTGATACAGAAACATTGTTGTCTAAAAATCTTTTGGCAACCCTATTTGACGCTGTTTCGGATCTATCTTTTGTAAACCACGGATTAACATTTTCATCATATATTGACATTTTATTCCTATCTCTATTAAAGTTTTCTAAATAAAAGTATACCACACCAAAACTCTGATGTGGTATACCTTACTTAGTTTTTTATATTATACGGCAATTGCGAAGGATGGGAAGAATGGGAAGTACGGTGGTGCAAAGTATGGGAAGTACGGTGGGAAGAATGGGAAGAATGGTGGAAAGAATGGTCCAAAGAATGGGAAGAATGGGAAGAATGGGAAGAACGGGAAGAATGGGAAGAATGGTGGAAAGAATGGGAAGAATGGGAAGAATGGTGGGAAGAACGGGAAGAATGGGAAGAACGGGAAGAATGGTGGGAAGAACGGTGGAGTGGTAGTAACAGAGTTAGACGCTGGAGATGTTACAGAGTTTCCGTTTGCATTAACTGCTACAACTGTATAAGTTTGTGCTGTGTTGCCTTCTTGTGTAACTACTACAGAAGTTGATGCAGTTGATCCGCTTTTTGCATCTGAAGATGCCCAATTATAGGATGTAATTGCAGATCCACCATTTGCTGGTGCTGTCCAAGATACTGTATCTTGATTAACTCCTGCAGTTGCTGTTGGAGCACTTAGAGTTGCTGGAACGGTTGTTACTGTTACTGCAGCAGAGGCAGCAGATGCAGCAGAAGTTCCTGCAGCATTAGTTGCTGTTACTGTAAATGTTGGTGTTGCTCCAGAAGCAATTCCAGTAACTGTAATTGGAGATGATGCTCCAGTTGCAGTTTGTCCAGTGCTTGCTGTTACTGTGAACGATATTGCTACTGGAGATAGCGCAGGTAAAGAAAAGGAAACGGATACAGCACCATTATTAAAGGGTCTATTAGTTCCTACATTGCTTCCAGAAACACCTGTTGGTGCTAATGGTTCTAAAAAGTCATTTGACGCTTGGGACTTTCTGCCTATCTTTTTACCTGCTGCCATGTTAAATCTCCTTTTTTCTTATTAAATTTTTATGCTGTTAAATCGCCGAAAACAACCCATGTATTTGCTGCTCTTTTGAAAAGAGTTGCAGAAGACCATGTGGTTCTTAACTTTAATCCTGGTGTTGCGTTTACTGTTACTCCTACTGCACCTGCAAATGTTACTTGTCCAGTTGATGTCTGAAGGATATCAAGGGAAGTTCCGATTGGAAAGTTTAGTGTTTCATCAGTTGGAATTGTAAGAGTCATTGCTGATCCTGAACTCATTTCCAGTAAATTATCTCTTTCAGTTAATCCTGAAAGTGTGTAAGAGCCTGTCTTTTGAATAATAGGAGTTCTTGATGGAACACCTTCTGCTGCTTGTGTACCGTCTGAAAATACAATACCTGCTGCTGGAAGTGTTACTGTTCCAGATGCTGTAAGATTTACTACCGTCGCTGTACCAGTAAGTGCTGGTGAAGCAAGCGGGGCCTTAAGTGCTAAATTATTTGTTAATGTTGTTGAGAAGTTTGCATCATTTCCAAGAGCAGTTGCTAACTCATTAAGAGTGTCAAGTGCTTCTGGTGAAGAGGCTACAAGATTTGAAACTGCTGTTCCAACAAAAGCTGTTGTAGCAACTTGTGTGGTTGCTGTTCCTGCAGTTGCTGTTGGCGCAGTTGGTACACCAGTAAGGGCTGGTGATTCTAGTGGGGCCTTTAGATCAAGGGCGGAGTTAACTGTAGCAGTTAAGGCAAGGGCAGATGTATCTGAAATTCCATGAACATTTGTTGTTATACTTTTATGTGCTGCAATTGCATCATCTGCGTAAGACTTTGTTGCAACTGTTGAGTCAATGTCATAGGCTAGGCTAGTAGTATTCCAATCAATTCCAACTCCTGCAAGACTTTCTTGGTCTACAGTTGCACTATTGATTGAACTTGAAATATCTGTAAGTGTTGCAAGTACTGATGTATCTAGAATGCCATGGATATTTGTTGTTAAAAGATTATGAGCATTTAAGGCATCTGCTGCCTGACTTGCAAAATCTGCATCTGCTGCATCTGCGTAAGACTTTGTTGCAAGTAGTGCTGTATCTGCAATACCATGAATAGATGTTGTGTCTGACTGATGGGCTGATACTGCACCAGTAACTGAATCTTCAAGGTTTAATGCTGTAACAAGAACTGCAGTATCTGCAATACCATGAACATCTATTGTTATACTTTTATGTGCTGCAATTGCATCATCTGCGTAAGACTTTGTTGCAAGTAATGCTGTATCTGGAATACCATGAATAGATGTTGTGCTTGATAGGTGTGCACCTAAATCATTTCCAACTGTTACAAAGAAATTTGGGTCATCACCCATTGCTGCTGCTAACTCATTAAGAGTGTTTAGAAGATCTGGGGCTCCGTCAATGAGTGCTGCTAATTCTCCTGCATTAGCAAAATATGTTAGGGCTGCCCAGTTTGATGAGCCATTACCCATCTTAAATTTACTTGTATCGGTTTCAAAACCAATTTCTCCTGCTGCTAATACTGGGTTTGCAGCCGTCCATTGTGCTGCAGTGCCTCTGCGCTGTTGCATTCTTGTTGCCATAGTTTATTTCTCCTTATGGGGGCTGCCCATTTACTTATTTTATTATAACATCTATTTATTAATTGAAATTATCTACTACACTACCGCCATCAAATACAACTGTCCATACTGATGTGTCTGGGCCACCTGCATCTAAACCTGCCCCTTGTGGGCTATTAAATGATCCACCTTCATAGAACTGTGAAATAATAAATCCTGTTCCGTCAATTGCTGTATCGTGGATGTGCTGAGGAAGAGTCAAAGTATCATCAACAGTTGCCTGTGTATACCAACTTCCATTATAATAAAAATTAATTCTGTTTGTTAAAGTATCAAGCCATTGAGTTCCATTATTAGGATTTTCTGGAGCAGTTAGTCCTACTGCCATTGTTACTAAAGCATCTACATATGTTTTTGTTGCTGCATGGTTTGCAAGTGTAGGTGCTCCTACTGTTACTGCTCCTCCAAATGTGCCGCCATTTGCTACGGCCAATCCATTCTTTACTTTAAAGTCTTTGTCTACTGTTGCCATATTTAGTGCCTCCATGTTTTGGGGGATTTTGAAAGGATCCCCCTAACCTTTAATAATTTATACTAGTAGTGTTCCCATAACAGTAACTGTTGAGTTATTGTTATTTGTTGTTACTAATAGAATTACATCGTTACCGCTAAGGTTCATGCCATCTGGATTGCCAATTTCTGCAGAAACTGTTGATGCTGAACCATTGGTTCCAACAATTCCATATTCAGTAAGAGCAATATTATTAGAATCATCTAAAGTCAAAAGAACCTTAGAGATTTCTGTATGTGTTCCATAGGCAACCCTAACAAGGAATTCTGCTGAACGATATTGATACTTAGGAAAGGCATATGCTGCATGAACTCCTGCTGTTGCTGCTTCTAATGTTGCTGCAACTTGCTTAGCAACTGAGTTTAACTCAACTGCTGTAAAGTTTGGAACAACGGCTTCAAGAGCAGATACTGCACGAGCATCTGTGAAGTAAAGGTTTGTTGAGCCCTCTGTAAGGTCATCAGTATCAGAATCTGCAACACCGTTTTCTGCGGTAATTGTAAGTCCTGAACCAGAACCTGTAATTGTGATATTAGTTTTGTTTGCACCAATTAAAAGATCTGCTGCTGAAGTCTTAGCACGAGAATCAAGGAAGTACTGGTTTACAGAACCCTCTTCAATATCGTCTGTGTCAAGTGCGTCGATTGCTGTTGTAGCAAATGTTTCTGCATCTGTCTGAGCAATATCTGCATATGCTTTATAAGCAGTTGTGATTGCTGTTTCTCTGCCATCTGTGTAAGAGTTAGCATTTGCTTCTGCTGCAGACTGTGCTGCTGAAGCATAACCTTGTGCGGCTTCATTGAGATTAAAAATCTCTGAGTTAACATATGTTGTATTTGCTTTAGTTGCAACCAAGTTAGCAACATCTGATGCATAATTTGGATTATCTGCAATTGCTGCAGCCAACTCATTAAGAGTATCAAGTACTTCTGGTGCTGAATCAACAAGGGCTGCAACTTCTAAGTCTGTGTAAGCCTTTGCTGCAGTTTCTGCAGCGTTAGCCTTTGTAGTAGCATCTGTTGCTGCTGTAGACTGTGCTGCGTTGGCCTTTGATGTTGCATCTGCTGCTGCATCTGAAATTGCTGCTGACTTAGCAGTTGCAATATTAGTTGTTACTGTTCCATAAAGTGCTGTGTCTGCTAATGTAGCAAATGTTGTTGCATCAGTGTATGCAGTTGCTGCTGATCCAGATACATCATATGCTGATGCGGTTGCATCAAGTGCTCGCTGATTTGTAAAATATAGTCGTGTACCTTCTGTAAGATTAGATGTTGAGTGGTTTGAAATATCTGATACTTGACCAGTTACAGAACCAATTAAGTCTGCTGTAATCTCGGTTGCAGTAAACTTACCATCTCCATCACGCTTTACAACTGTGTTTGGTGTGTTTGCTGATGTTGCAGTTCCACCAATAAGACCAATAATATAATCATCATCTGCTGCTGACTTTTTAAGTAAGTCATACCCATTTACTGTGGCTGTTGTGCCTTCAACAATGAGTCCTTGTTTAATCTTAAAATCTTTATTTACTGTTGCCATTTTTTATATCTCCTTTTATTATGCCTTAAGTCCAATTCGTGCAAAACGAACTGTGACTGGCTTTGTCGCAGGGTCTGGAGTGACTGTTAAGGCCACGGTATTTCCAGTGCGAGAGACATCAATGGTGCCAATATTCCCATCATTGTCGATTGTTCCATACTCGCTGACTGATACACCTGTACCGTCAACAAGAATTGTAAGTTCGGTGGCGTAGAATTTGTTATCTCCTGCAGATGTCTTAGAAATAGACACAAGGTACTTAACCATTCGCCAATCTGTAGCATCAAAGTTATCAATAACGGTTACGTTTTCAATACCAGTGATTGTATTTTCATTGTTACCATATGAGCCCAAGTCTGTTGCTTGTGCTGCAGAGGTGTCGATTAAATCTACGTAATCTTGCTGTGTAGGTCTATCTCCTGTTTGAAATAGAGTCTTCACTGTTGAAATAGATACTTTAGCCATGGTGATATTATAACATCTATTTAATAAGACTATTAAAGAATATAATTGCTGTAGCCAATAACTTGTAGAGGGATTGCGGGGGTATTGCCCAAACCAATAGCCTGAATCTGAATAGCAGAAAACCTAACTCTAAAAGGCAAAACCTCAGTTATTAATGTATTGATTGTAAAATCTTTTATCTTTACTATAGAATAGTCTATTGGAAAAATTTTTTCTGTTTTATGTTTTAAATTATCAATTATTACTGCTGTTGCCATTAGTCTGTTACATCTTCAAGAATTCTTAGGCTACCCTGGGCAACCGTCCAAACTCTTGTTGGATCTGATACTTGAATATCAAAGATGTCTCCTGTTTGAAGTTGTACTGACTCTGCTGCTGTAAGCCCTACCGTGAACTCTCCAACTAAGTCATCTTCATCTGCGACTGGGTATAATTCTAAAATAAGAACTGAGTCATCTGTAATTACACCAGGAGTTGAGTTTGGTCTTTTAATCTTCATGGCAATATCCCATTCATACCCTTCGCCTTTTAAAATCAAGGGCTCTTTTGCATCATCTGTTACGTAAACCTTAAACCCAGAAGTATCTCCACGAACTACAGTCCAAATAACAGTGGGAGGTGCATTTCCTATATCGTATGATGATTGAGATCCTCTTAGAGTAGCCATTGTTTTATTATATCATGACAAACCGTCTCTGAGTGCTCCCCAGGTACCGTTTCCTTTTGCCTCTACTATTATTATTCCATTTATATTATTTGCATATGCACAAATACCAACTGCTGCAGATCCCCCTGTTGGTCTAACATTTGTTAAGCCTCCAGATACTCCAACATATAAAACTTGGCCTGCAAGAAATGATGAAGTGTTTAATCCTTCCATGACTCCAGCAACAACAACTGTTCCATCAGAACCGTTAGCTGTAGTGTTTTTGAGTAATCCAAGTATTGGAGAAGAAGTAGATGGAAGTGCTTTTGCAATTGTCGTTTTTGCTTCATAGCCTGTTGCATATACTGGTACTCCAGCATTTATTGTACTACCGCTATTATTTTTTACATTAATTTGAAAATATGATACTCCGTATGCTGGAAGAATAGCGTCAAGGGATTCTGCTAACTTCTTAAAGTCACCATGAACATTAACTGGAGAGTTTTCCAGGGGATATTTAACCCCAGTAGCAGAATTAGAATAAGTAGTCATCGTAAAATTATTATACACCCAGATTTGACTTATTAGGAAATATCATGTTATACTTGATACTAGACACCCACCAGGGTGTTATTGTTTTCTAAGGAGGAAACTATGATTAAATTTATCGAAAGAAACAAAGAGATCATTAGTACTCTCAGTACTGTACTACTTATTAGTGTATTTTCTAATACCGCTAATGCTACCCCAGAACTTGATACAAAAAATAATCTAAGTCTTGAACAGGCTCAGACATTAGAAACCACCTCGAAAGAGGTTTTTTTGGTTTCTAAGGAAAAAATGTTGGAGAGGTTTGAAAACCAAACATCTCTATCTGATTTAGATCTAAAGAAGATGCTATCTCTAGTTGGCTTCAAGGGAAAAAACCTTGTTGAGGCTTGGGCAGTAGCAAAGAAAGAATCAAATGGTCGTCCATTGGCATTTAATGGCAATGAGAATACTGGAGATTCCTCATATGGTATCTTTCAGATTAATATGATTGATTCACTTGGTCCTGATCGTAGGGATAAGTTTGAACTTTCTTCAAATGCCGAACTTTTTAACCCAGTCCTAAATGCTCAAATCACATACCACATGAGTAACGGTGGAGAGAACTGGACTGCCTGGAAAGGCATGACACCAAGAACTAAAACTTGGATGTCTAAGTTTCCTAAATAAATATTAAACTAGGACCCCTCTTAGGAGGGGTTCTTTTTTATTTCTTGAAGTATCCAAGAGTATGTTTTTTCAATACCTTCTTTTAAAGTCATAGAATAATCCCAATTTAATTTTTCTCTAACTAAATCATTATTAGAGTTTCTTCCTCTAACTCCTAAAGGTCCAAAGATATGATTTTTTTTCAAAACTTTGCCTTCAATGCTGCAAGCAATATCAACTAGCTGATTAATAGTAACCATCTCTTCAGAGCCAATATTAACTGGTCTAGTAAAGTTTGACTGCATAAGTTTTCTTGTTGCCTCTATGCATTCATCTATGTATAGAAATGAACGAGTTTGTTCTCCATCCCCCCAAATTTCTATAAAGCCCTCTGCCTGTATAACTTTTCTACACATTGCTGCAGGAGCCTTTTCTTTTCCACCATCCCAAGTTCCCTCTGGTCCATAGATATTATGATACCTAGCAATGGCTACGGGAATCTTGTTGTTTCTATTAAATGCTAAAAACATTCTTTCACTAAACAGTTTTTCCCAACCGTACTCACTGTCAGGATCTGCAGGGTATGCATCAGACTCTTTAAGTCCAGGATTATTTACATCTAACTGCTTATAGTCAGGATACATACAAGCAGAACTTGAATAAAATATCTTGGTTTTATTAATGTTATATTTTGTATTTAATCTTGACTGAGACCTTAGTAGGTTGAGGTTTATAAGTGCAGAGTTTTCCATAATTTGAGAATCATTGTCTCCAGTAAAAATATAACCAGCACCACCCATATCTGCTGCGAATTGATAGATTTCATCAAAAGAAGTTATTGTGTGATAAGGAACATTATAATAAAAGTTTCCGCTATATCCTTTAAACTGAATAACTTTTTCAACATTCTCGTATACAGATAAATCTCTTTCAATAAACTCGTCTGCTACAGATTCTGAAAAGTCTGGATGTTTTAAATCAACTCCTCTAACCCAGAATCCTTCTGATTTTAAACGCTTAACCATATGGTTTCCAATAAAACCACCTGCTCCTAAAACTAGTGCTTTCTTCATAGCAGCCTTGATTCCTTCCATTCTCTCCACCATTGCTTTGCAATGCTATCTTTATTGTTGTAGCCATTCCAAGAATATGGCCCTGTTTGAACATGCTCTATTTCTCCGAATATCTTCCATTGTATATTATTTTTTTGATTTAAATTTCTATGAATATATCCAGTAAATGTGCTTCCTGGACTGCCAATGAAATCTTTACTGTAATGCATTACAAGATTGTTTAGTAGTCCAAAAGAAACCTCTTCTTTAAATTTAAACTGCCGAAACTCTTTATAAAAATTATTTAAGATATACTCATCTAAAAATATATAGTTATAAGATGATTTTGTAATTATTTCACTATTTGGTTGATCTGTACACATAACAACTGAAAGGCTATTCTCTAGCCTGCTCACTCCCATATCTAAAACACTATGGTCTGGATCAAACATAGCCTTATGGTCTGCTAATCTAAAATGAATGCCATTGAAGTCTCCAAGTGATTTAGCAATATCAGATGCCAACTGATAGTACTCTGAATTAAACTTAACAGAAGACAAACTATTGTTTAATTCAGCATTACGATTATAAAAAAATCTGCTGTAATACCCTAAAGTTTTTCTTAGGTGTATATTTTTATTGTTATCAACTATAAGAAGTTTTCTGCCTTCTGCAAATGACTCTTCATCTGATGAAAAATTTAAATCAGATGAATAATAACCTATAAGATTGTCTATAACTAAATCTTCATTAGTAAATGAATTAACAGTGTCATTTATTAATACGGAACAATCTTTATTTTCCCAATTAAGCAGATCTGATATATTTGGGAATATGTCAGAGTCAATAACATTAGGCCTTTTGTTAAAAACATAATTGGCAGAATAAATAGGTACATTTTTTCCTCCATAATCAGAGTTTGGGGGATTGCTTATGTTGTGAATAACTAACTGTTTTTTATATCTACTTGCCAACCCAACTGCCAACTCTATACTAGTTACTTGATTAAACAAGCCACATGGCTGATAAAGTTGATAGAATATATTTGTCATAACTACATCTTTAAAGTGTCGTCTTTTTTATTGGCCCTTATGTCTGTATATAAATATTGTGGACCATGCTTAAAAAACCAATGATCTGGCTCTGTGTAAAAGAAAAATGCATTTGCTACAAGATTATTTTCTGGATTAGGAAATTCTTCTCTCCAGTGCTCTTGATCATTTCCATAAGACATGACAGCATCATTTTCTTTTGGAGAAAACCTCTCACCCTCAACATAAAAATCCCATGGTGTTTTATGAAAAATAGTATAGTTTATATGATAAGTACAGGCATTATCGTCTTTGTGTTTCCAAAGTTTTGCTTCTTTACCCTCGTAAATACTAATCAAGCACCAAGAAGGAACAAGTGTTTCAGATTCAAATTCTTCTCTTGCTAAAGGAAGAAGCATTTCATGATATCGTCTTAGTGGCTCGACGTTCTCAAAGTGTGTTTCATCCCAAATGGTCCATTGATGTCTGCCAAATCCAGCATCATATGTGCTCTTGTCATTTGCCCATAGGTTCATTGAATAGTTTTGTATATTTTTATGCTCTTCTTCTGGTAATACTGTTTCTAACAAATATGGATTTTTAATTTTGCTGCCCCCCCCATTTAAAAATTATTACTTATTTTTTTTATCATTACCATTTTCCCAATGGGCACTTGGCTGCCTCAATCTTTGTTTTAAGAGCCATGAAACAACCACACTTCTTGCACTGCTTTGTTAGTTTTATAAGTTCTGGGCAGCCAAGGCATATGGACATTCTTTTCTCGGCCTCTTCTTCGGAAACCATGACTGTATTTGGATTTATCATGTCCCAAGGCCTTACGTCACCTAGGTTTTCTTTGTACTGTTGCCAAGCAGATAGTTTTTTCATAATGGTCTATCTCTTAGGATTCTTCTTGAGAAAAGTGTGTGCCGTTCCAAAAATATCCCTCTTCAACAACTTCTTCATCCCCAACCATAGACATCGCAAGGTCTCCTGAAAATGCTGCAGCAAACTTATCTCCACTTGGTGTATCTTCTGTAAACATAATAATAGAAAACACAACTCCATTGCTTAATAATGAAAACAGTCGGCTATGCCCATAGGCATTGTGTGTAGGCATCCCACCATCGAATGCCCATTGCGACGGAAGTTGAGCAGGCAAAGAAAACTTACTTCCATCAAAAATAGAACCAATGGCAAGATTGTCCATATCTGTGGCATTCATGCCCACGATGTCGTTCTCAAGGATTGCAGATTGGATTCTGTCACTTCTGTCTTTTTGCACAGAATTGGACAGGTCGTATCCTCTTACATCAAAAACCTCATAGAGAGATTCATTTATCTTAGTAGATAGTGCATATCTTACATATGTGTTGCTCATTTTATCACTCCTTTAGTTAATTGTACTTTGTTTTTTTTAATCATCATATTGCACAACCATCGCATGTAGGTAAGTCACCAAACCCACCACAACCAGGGCAAGCGCTAGGTGTTGGGGCAACTGGTGTAGGAGCAACTGGAGTTGGAGTTGGTGTTGGAGTTGGGGCAACTGGTGTAGGAGCAACTGGTGTTGGGGCAACTGGTGTAGGAGCAACTGGTGTTGGGGCAACTGGTGTTGGGGCAACTGGTGTAGGAGCAACTGGTGCTGGGGCAACTGGTGTAGGTGCTACAGGTGTAGGTGCTACATAATTATAAGTAACAAGGCTTACATTTGCGCCATAGAAAGTAATTGTTCCTGCTGTTGGTGATTGTGAAGAAACTCTTCCATTATTTGCAGATGTTGCTCCAATTGTAGTGCTTCCACCATTAGAATAGGCAAATCCATCATCAGATAGCAATGCTTGAGCAATACTTAGAGTAAAACCAACAGTATTAGGCACAGAAACTCCTGAAGCAACTGGAGTTGGAGTTGGTGTTGGTACTGGAGCAACTGGAGTTGGAGTTGGTGTTGGAGTTGGTACTGGAGCAACTGGAGTTGGAGTTGGAGTTGGAGTTGGAGTTGGAGTTGGAGTTGGTGTTGGTGTTGGTACTGGAGCAACTGGTGTAGGTGCTGGGGCAACTGGGGTAGGTGCTACAGGTGTAGGAGCAACTGGTGTTGGAGCAACTGGTGTAGGAGCAACTGGTGTAGGAGCAACTGGTGTTGGGGCAACTGGTGTTGGTGTTGGTGTTACGATAGATTCTTCAGCAATATCACCAAACAAGACCCACTCATTAGTGGCAATTTTAATTAAAGTTGCTTTTCCATATCTAGCATCTATATAGGCTTCTGAATTTTTACTATTAAGAGTAACTCCATTAGACCCCATAATGTGTATTCTTTCAGACCCAATATCTAAAAGATCATATCTATATCCTAAAGGAATTTCAACGCTAGAATTTAAGGGTATTGTTAAATGAGCTTCAGCAGAGGAATTAATAATTAAAGTTTTACCTGAATCTAATAACTCTAAAGTAAAGCTAGATGTTTTATAAACAAGAGATTGTTGAACTCCTAAAGACAATAATATATTATTTATTTGAGTTTGAAGATTTGTATCTGCATCTTCTCTATCTTGTATCTCTGTATTAAGACCATTTTGTGCTATTATTGCGTTTGCACTATCTGCATCTTTAAGTAATCTAATATACCCAGCGATTGATTTAGAGTTAATTCCATCTGCTACATTTAACTGGTCTACAGTTGGCAAAACCGTTGATCCATAATGATAAAGTTTTAAAGCTTCTTGGATATCTGCAGCATCTTCATAACCAGGTATCTTGGTTGGGTATAACCCAGAGCCATTTTCCGTATCATCAATATATTCAGAAGCCATTACATATCACCATTTTTGATTATACCACCGTAATTAGGAAATGAATATAAACTGTTCTGTTTAAACCTACCCAACTTCCTTCTGAAAATTCTACAGCATTGATATCAACTGGTAATATCTGATCGCCAGTTGGTACTTGAAATACTAAAGGCTTAACTGTAATGGAGTGTGCAATAGGCTTTTCTGGATCAGAGAATGTGCATTGAATATTAAAGTTGTCTGCTGTTAAGCCGCCAACAAGACTTAGGGGTGCAATGTTGGATACTCTAAAATCAACCTCACTTGTTGTTTTGCCATCTGTAAAAGCAACTTGCCTTATAACACTAAATTTGTCTGTAATTAGTCTTGAAGTCTCAACCCAAGTATCTGAACCAGAAACACTTTGATATTGATACATAATTAAATAATCTTCATCAGTTGCTTGAACATTTATATAAAGATCAAGCAGTTGCAGTGTAACAGAATGTGATATTGTGTTTGGATTTCCATATCCTACAAGGAATAGATTTCCTCTATCTCCTTGTGGTCCAAAATCAACTTCAACATTAACATTGGCTGTACCACCAATTACCTTAACGTCTTCGGATGATACAAATATGTTTGTCATTAACTTCCAGTACCCTGAGTTACATCATCTGTTACTGAGATAGATCCAGTTAATAGTGTAAAAATTTTATCGTAAGTTCCTGATCCTGGAGCATAGACTTGAATGTCATAAACATAAGTTGTAGATGAATTCATAAGAGCACCATTTGCTGGAGTTATTGCACAAGAAATATGTGTTCCATCAGTTGAAATTATTGCGCTTCCAGTAATTTGATCAGCCAAGCCAGCAGATCCACGAATTTTTGCAATTTTAAATCTAGCATTGCTGTAGTCATCTAAGTAAAAAATAGATCCATCTGTTTTTTGAGGGTATACTTTAAATTCATGGGTATCACCCTTATAATAATTTATATTAAGTTCGCCTGGAAATGCCATGATTTTATTATACCACGCTGACGTAGACAGAATTGAAGATTACGGATGCGTCAAAGTCTGTTCTGATTTGAGGAACAGCCCCATTGCCCCACATAAGTTTATCTTCAATAAATATCTGTTGAGTTACAGAAAGACTATATGTGTTTTGATATTTAAAAGATCCAACAAGGTTAACAAACTCTTTATCCTTGCTTTTAAAATATGTTCTTAGCCAAACCTCTGTATTAGCCGTATATGTAGTAATTTCAAAGTTGTATGTTATGAATACTTGAGACCCTTCTTTGATACCGTGAAAGTTTAGGGCTCTTTGATGACTATTCCAAAGGCTTGTACAGCCTTCTGGAAGATATGTTTCATTTTGGTTTTTATCTTTTGTATCTAATAATAATGTTACCCAGCCATCGTCTCCTTGAGAGATTCCAAGTTTGGTTTCTTTGGTTAAGGTGTTTGTGTAGGATCCCCATCCTGATTGTTGACCAGATGAAGATAAAGAACTTTTTCCATCTATGCCGTTTTTGCCTGCTGCCCCTTTTTCACCCTTTGGACCAACGTTTCCCGTGAAACCTTGTCCTCCAGTTTGTCCATCTTTTCCTGCTGGGCCCTGGGGTCCGACGGGACCAGGAACGGGAAGAAAAGAAAGAGTATTATCAGGATAAGAAGAAGACTGACTTTGCTCTACTTGTGCAGCATAAGAAGATTTTTTTGCACCTGGGAAGTCCATAGATTTAGAAGAAGCCATAAAGACATTATCTCACTATATTATTTATTAACTTTAAAAATTTTGTTTTTAATTTTAATAACAGCAGGTAATTCAGGTCTTGGTGTAGAAATTTTTACAACTGCCATTACAATGACCCACTAATATCACCAAGTACAGATATAGTTCCTATAACTGGTGTCCAAGTAGTTTCGTTATCAATAGTTACTTGCAAATCAAATGTTAGCTCTGTAACAACTGATTTATAACCTAAACCCCAAAGTTCAGTAATTGAAGAAGGAGCAAGAATATCAACATAACCATTTCCTGGTGTAGTTTCAAGTATATCAAGTGCATCGGATTGAGGATCATAACTAGTAGCCTCAAAGGTCCAATCAGATGTATTAAAATATGTTACTTCATCATCTTCTAAAAACTCAATACGAAGTGGAGATGTGTCTCCTCTAACTACCTGCCATTTAATTCTAGCAGGATCAGCACCAAATACTTCAAGACCACAATTATTCATAATATTTAGATTATACCATAAAAAAAGACTAGCACTCAGGCTGGTGGGTATGAGAGACAAACCCAAGTACTAGTCAGTATAAAGTATATCATATTAGTACAAGTCGGACATTATTTTTAAAGTTATCAAATTGTTATAATCAAGATGTCCAATTTGTCTTATTTCGTTATAATTTGTCAAAGTATCAAGTATGCTATACTTAAATATATATAAGAAAAGAACTATACCTAAAGGGTTTTTATCTAGAAGATATCTTATATATAGTAGAAATTAGTTAGAATTCTTAGATACATGATCCAATAACACATTGTACATTTTGTCCAGTTTAGCATCCATTAAATATCTATGATCTAAAGCATCTTTCATGTCATTTTCTAGTCGGCAAACGGAATCTTTTAGGCTCGATCCAGAATTGGGTTTAAGTTCGGATAAATAATGCTTGACTAACCACTTGACTGAAAATGCGACGGAAGATAGAATTGTAAGTATTGCAACCATAAGAGAAGCCCAATCAAGTATCGTCATTTAATTATTATACCCCTAGTTTTCGAAAAATATAAGCGCTTTTAATTCGTCGCCGAAATAGAGGTACTACCAAACCACCTATGCTCTTGTATGACAACAAGTTGTCTTTATGAGCAAGTTATGGTAAACTATATATATGTCTGATGATGTTAAGTTTAGTGATTTATTTGATCCTAGCCAACCTAGGTCTGATAAAGAACTTATTGAACAAAGACTAGCAATATGTAATGAGTGTGAGTGGTTTAATAAACGACTTGCAAAATGTAGAAAGTGTGGATGTTTTATGAAATTAAAATCTACACTCAAGCAAGCAAAATGTCCAATAAACAAATGGTAATTAGAGACTAGGGGAAAAAATGGAAAAGCAAAATGTAATCAGCCTTATGATCAATAGCATGAATGAAGATAACAAAGCTTTATGTGAACAAGCTGGTATGAGTAAAGAAGAAGCTGAACAAAACATCACTCAGAGTCAACCATCTCTATTGATGATGATGGGTAATATCTACGATAAGCTCAAGAAGGAGAACGTAATTGCCTAAATACCAATATAAGCCAGTACTTGAAAAGATTAAAGAAATATACCTTGAAAATGCTCAAAAAGAATATATTCCAGGTTTTGATGTTGAGGCCAATGTAAGACTTGTCATCGAAGCAGATACAGAAGAGTTAGCAGATCTTTCTCGTTATGGGTTTGTTGATATTCGGATGTGGGAATTGGATGAAAGTTAATCTTCTTTCCCCAGATATTTATGAAATTGAAGATTTTATAACTGTTGAAGAGCAAGAAGAAGTTTTGTCATACTGCCAGTCATTAGATGAACAAGAGTGGTGGCAATCTGAAGATGAAGAATATAAAAAAAGTTTTTTTTATGGAAAGCAAAAAATAGGTGAGTTGCCAGAAATTTTTAATAAAATAACAAACAGAACAAATATTCTTTTTTCTGATTTTTTATATATAGGTAGAGTCGCGTTGCAAAGACACCCAGGTGGAAACTTTATGCAGCCACATATAGACTATTGGAATAAAAAAGCAGAAGACTATGTTAGGTTTGGTCTTGTTATATATTATAATGATGAGTATGAAGGAGGGGAGATTCGATACCCTGAAATAAATTTAACACACAAACCAAAAGCCAGGTCTTTAGTTATGCATGGAGGAAACATATTGCATGGAACTAAAGAAGTTACATCTGATGGCTATAGATATTTTTCTACATCTTTTGTAAGAGGAAGTGTTAACAAACCAGTTATTTTAAACCAAGAAACATTTTCTAACGTTGAACAAAGTGATGGATCTGCTTACCCTTAAGGTCTTCCTAAGTCTTCCCAAAATACTTCTCTGCCCATGTTATCAGTTACCTTCATAGGTGTAGATTCGCTATTGCATGAACATTCTTTGCATACCGTTTCTGAAAAAATTTTAGCAGCAAGGTTTGGACTTTCTCCAAGGTCTACCCATTGTTCAAAATTGTCTAATATTCCCATTTGTTTCCTCTTAATGCCTGACGCAAAACTTTACGTTCCCACTTAGTTCCATCTTGAATAATACCGTCATTATCTCCATCACGAGCATTAGGCTTGTAGCCTTTTGAGATCATGTCATCTCTAATTGTTATAAAAGATATTACAACTGCCATAACTAGGTATACTAGGATTAAGGACATTTGTGGATTACTCCTCTGGTTGTAATTTATCCAGGCCTTCGCTTGGAGGTGTTGAACTATGGGAATTTGTGCATGTGCACTCATCGCAGCACATAGATCCATATGGAATTTCTTTAGTTGTCATAAAACTATTATAGCACAATTCTGAAAAAATTTAAAAAACCAAATAGCCTAAAATCTGTATATTTTTACCAGATGTATGATATGAGAAATAAGAAACAATAATAGTAAAATATAGTGAGCACATTTTTGGTAGAGTTTTACTCTATCATAGTAAAAAATAGTAGTCAATAGTATTCCATAGTCTTCAATATAAAACTATAGCCCACTACCCCCTAAGTAAATGACAAGCATCTTAGTACTCGTACGCTCTTTAGCATTTGCAAGGATCTATGCGTGTACTACCCTCATCAAAAATAATAATACCCGTATCTCCACATGATTCACATGTGTGTGCATACATCGCTGATGTCATTTACTGTACCACTACTTTTTTTACATAATAATCTTGAGCATTTGTAAAATCACTACCGTTTTTTAAATTGTAGGAATTTTCCTTAGTAATCTCATCAGAGATAAAGGTTTTTGCCTTTTCTTCTGTTGTAAAATAATAGTCTGGCTCTGAATAAGGGTCTGCTATTGCATAGATAATCATAATTAGTTTTCTTCTTTCTGTAAAAGGTGAGAGTTATTGAGAGGGCGAGAGTTAGTAGCAAACATAGCCTCTACTACTTTCTTATCCTTGATAGACTGTGCAAGGCGACGCTCTGCCTGCTCTGCTTGTATTCTTTCTAATGTATTCATTGTGAATACCTTTCTTTAGTAGTTATTTAATCTTATTTGATTGTATAGTAGAATACTATCATAGATACCCTGAAAAGTCAAGGCAATACGCCGTATATCTAATGTGTTCTTCATCACACTGATCTAGGCAAAAGTTATCCACATGACGCACATCACACTAAGAATTGAGCGTAAGTTATCCACATGACGCACCTCACAAATCAAAATGTCCGTTTTGTCATAGGTACTGGTCAGTAGATGTCAGACCCCTCTGGTATCCTTACAGTATAAGAAAAGTTAAAGTTTAACTTAAAGAAAGGAATTCACTAATGAATTCACTAACAATGTGCAAAGAGCACAACCCTATGAAATCCGCTATCTCAATGGTAGGAGATGAGCAATTCACTTTCTGTCAAGATTGTGAACAAAATATTGAGCGTTGGTATAACGATACCGACCCTGAGCGTTTGCCTATGTGGACAGATTGGAAAGTGTCTAACTAATGTTTAGTCAATGCTTAAAGTGTGGGTACATAGCAGACCCTCAAGATGTTTGGTGCATGGTTTGCACACCTAAGTTTTCACAGCGTATGGTGCGTGTTACAGAAAAGGGAGAAAAATAATGGAAGATTTCTATGATGAATTACTTAATGATTGCTATGGAGAAATCAAGCTTGGCAATTTAGTTTTCTCTCCCGCTGAAATTATCAAACGCCTTGACCCTATCGCTTATCATCAAGGCTTGTTAGATTTTGAGGACACAATGCGTGAAAATGTAAGAGAAGAAAAAGACGAAATGATTGCACAACTAAACGAAGAAAAGGAAAATTAATAATGGAAAACATACAACAGCAATTTGCAAATGCAATTCAAACAGATCATCTTACTAAATCAGAATTGGATTTAATAGAAGAGATGTTTAAAGATTGGAAATAAATAAGTGAATAATTTTTTTGTAAGTGGTAACGCACTCTTTTGGTTTTCTTT